CCCAAGGTCGCACCCAAGGTCGCACCCAAGGTCGCACCCAAGGTCGCACCCAAGGTCGCACCCAAGGTCGCACTCAGGGTCGCACCCAGGGTCGCACCCAGGGCCGATCCCAGAGCCGATCTTAAATTATAAACAATATAAAATAATAATTTTTATTTTTAAATTATTATTATTAGCGAGCATAGAGTATTAGCGAGCATATAGCATTAGCGAGCATAGAGTATTAGCGAGCATATAGCATTAGCGAGCATAGAGCATTAGCGAGCATAGAGCAATGCCGCGTTACCCGATGTAAAGGTCAATATATTAAATCTCTCTTCCAATACAGTTAAATCATAGTTATAATCATAAATTCGCCATGTTGGCTTGTTTATACCAATGATATCACCTGTCAGCTCATTGCAAATCGTAAATACTTGTGCCGATGGGTCGAGCGGCGGCTGATAGGTGCTGAATTCAAACTCAATATTTTTAAATTTACTCAAATTGATGGCTCCACTCGGTTGAAAATCAAAGGGATTCGTATTTAAATTGAAATTATAGCAGTATAACCCATCCGGTGAATTACCCATAGATCGTGCATATTTTTCCACATAATTAAATACACCAGCGTCAAATTGATTTTCTCGATATTTTCCATCTAATAGCAAAGCCCAGTATTGCATAATATCTTTCTGATTATAAGGACTATATTGACCAGTTACATAAATATTCGAAGGGGTGTTTAATTCACCATAATAACAGCCAACCCCAATGGGATTTGTAGAAGGTGTATAATTATCATAACCAGTTAAAGTTAATGGTGTAAATTTACTCGGGTCAGACGGATTCTGTAAATCTGAAGGTAAATAATCATAGGGCCAATTCGTGTAATTTGACCATTCGTTTCGCATATAAGCATCACTACGCTGAAAATACCACATCCAATTTGCCACCATACTCAAGCTATCCAGTAAGACTTTTTTGGTGCCAGTCACATTGGGAAAGGAATATTCATAGACTTCTTTTATTAAATACTTTTGATCTTCCGCTGCAAACACTCGCATTTCCTCTTCATTCAAGAAAGCATAAGTGGTAACCAAATGCACATCGGCCGCCCAATTCGTGCGTTTATCTGCATTCGTGTAATCAAGCTGAGGATTAGGCGGTTGCTGAATAAATTGATAGAATTGAAACAAACTCTCGGTCTGATTAGCCTGTTGATAATTCATATCCATCGACAAAACATCACGTACCACATAAAGTTCATTGACTGGCCGCATTTCAATGTCAATAAAGAGTTCATTGTATTGTAAACTAATTAAAGGAAAAGCCATTTTGGCTGCCAAAGTAAACCAAACGTTAATAGGAATATAGAGCTTACGTGCACGAATAGATGGCTCAGCGCCTAACTGTGAACCATCATAATAGGCACTCGGATACACATTGACGCGTGTGCCTGAATTGGCTGGGTCATTCAATTCAGGCACATTGCCGGTCATATTGTAATACAATTGTTTCTTGTTTGCATCAAAATCCCGCTCGACTAAATTTTGTAAATAATTACCAGAAAACCGCTGAATAGTTTGCCCACCAATAGTAAACCGCACTTCTTTAATCATTTGCGTGCCCAAGTTCTGAATCCATTTGAATTCGTATGGTCTCCATTGTCCTTGGTTACGATCAACACTTGGTGGCAAAATAGGACTCCATATATTGGGTAAACTTACCACTAAATATGTATCCATCAATAATTCAGCATAGCGCAGTATTCTGAATTTAAACTGCGAAGATTCATTCAGCCTTAGCGTGCGAAGTCCATCGAAATCAATTCGAAATTTCTGTAACCCAAAATTTGTATATTTAGCATATTTGCATTTAAACATAGTCTTTGACGGATTGCCATTTAAGAAAATATTCTGATTTCCATAGGAAATAATATTTAATAACCCACCAGGCATTATTTTGTATATATTATTACTACTTTTTTAACTCTTTATTAAATTTATGTATATGAAATTTATGTATAATAAAAAAATGACGTGTTAATATAAGATATAAGAATGACTACCCCAGTTCAAAAGATATTTGATTCAGATACAGCTAAAGAGATCGGCGAAGGAACACAAAAATTAATCAACCACGTCCGCTTTGGTCCTGTTTTGACATTTAATAACAAATTAAAGGATATAGGAGCCAAAGCCGGTGCAATGAAATCACTTGGTGATTTTAACAAGGGTGATAAAATTACAAAAGTAATGATAATTATAATTGGTTGTATTTTTTTTATTATCTCTTTATGGTGTTTGAATAAATTAAAATTAAATAAATCAAATTGTAAAAAAATAGAAAAAGTTTATAACGATTTCCCATTCATTAGTAGTATTACTAAGTCCAATCCAATTTATCAGCATAAAGTTCGAGATTTTTATATTAAAACAGCATTTAATTGCTGTGCAAGCGGAAATTTTAAAAATGATTTTGTTAATTTATGTGCTCTAAAAAATTGCATCAAACAAGGTGCTCGTTGTCTAGATTTTGAAATTTACTCAGTAAATAATAAACCAGTTATTTCGGTGTCGACCAAGCAAGATTATGCGGTTAAAGAAGCTTACAATTATGTAAGTTTTGCAGATGCAATGACGGTGATATCACTTTATGCTTTCTCCGGTAACACATGTCCAAATCCCAATGACCCGTTATTTTTACATTTCCGTATCATGTCGAATAATTCGCCAATTTATGAACAAATGGCCACAATATTATACAATACACTAGAAGAGCAATTACTCGGGAAAAATTTTAGTTATGAAAATGACGGAAAAAATATTGGCGCTTACCCATTGAGTTGGTTAATGGGTAATGTCATTATTATGGTTGATAAAGCAAATCCTTTATATATGTCAACGTCCCTTTATGAATATGTAAATATTGCTAGCAGTGGTCCTTTTCTTCGAAATTTGCGTTTTAATGATGTGAAATTTACACCTGACACGAAAGAATTAATAAATTATAATAAAGAATCTATGACTATTTGTATACCTGATTTATCGGCAAAAAATAAAAATTATTCGGCTGACTTAGCTATGTCCTTTGGATGTCAAATGGTGGGAATGTGTTTTCAAAATTTTGACCCTTATATGGAGCGTTATACAAATATGTTTGATGACACAGGTTCTGCGTTTATATTACGTGATGAGATGTATCGATACATTCCCATATTTATTGAATTGCCTGAAGCACAAAACCCAGACTTTTCATATGAATCTAGAGAATTTAAAACGTTACCCGGTGTTCCAGGTGGTAATACCTAGACCCGTGCAGCATTAGGCATTGTGCATTGGGCATTGGGCATTGGGCATTGGGCAATGTATTTGATAAAAGTATAAAATATTTTATACCTTTATATTAAATGGCTAATGTTAAAAAAAAATTAACATTTGAAGAACAAGAAATGGAATTATTACACAAAGCAGTAAGTATTGCCGAATCTAAACTAGGGAAAAAAATAAAAGAATCAAATGATATTCTGAGTATTATTAAAATTTTAGAGGATTTTATGCGACGGAAAAAGGTGGTTTGCTACGGTGGCACAGCGATCAACAATATTTTACCAGTATCCGATCAATTTTACGATAAAGATATTGAAATTCCTGATTATGATTTTTTTTCACCTATGGCTTTAAAGCATTCCAAAGAATTAGCTGATATGTATGCGAAAAACGGTTATATCGATGTAGAAGTGCGCTCAGGAATGCACAAAGAAACATATAAAGTATTTGTTAATTTTATACCGATTGCCGATATCACCCAATTAGAGCCGAAAATTTTTAGGGTCCTTATAAAAGAGTCAATTCGCAAAGATGGTATTTCTTATGCACCGCCCGATTATCTCCGATTACAAATGTATAATGAACTATCGCGACCGGATGGTGATGTGAGTCGCTGGGAAAAAGTCTATCGCCGTTTACTTTTATTAAATAAAGATCACCCATTTAAAGAAAACCCCAAGTGCTCGCAAATAAATTTTATGCGCGATTTTACAGGTAACCCCGAGTTAAATGATACCCTTTACAAATTAGTGAAAGATACAATGATTAATGAAGGCGTCGTCTTTATTGGTGGTTATGCCAGTAGTTTATATGGGCGTTATATGCCCGAAGACCAGAAAAAACAATTGCAGCACGTTCCTGATTTTGATGTTTTGGCGGAAGACCCAAAAGCAGTGGCCTTTATTTTAAAAGGCAATTTAGAAGAAGCTGGCTTTAAAAATGTAAAAATAAACAAAAAACCCAGTGTTGGAAATGATATTATAATTGTTCATTATGAAGTAGTTGTCGATGATGATACATTGTGTTTTATTTATGAACCCTATGGCTGCTATAGTTTTAACACGATAAAAATAAAAGATAAAACGGTTAAAGTCGCAACCATCGAAACAATGCTGATGTTTTTATTGGCATTTCTTTATGCAGATAGACCATATTATGATCACGAACGTATTATCTGTATGGCACAATATTTAATCAATGTGCAGGCGAAAAATCGACTAGAACAAAAAGGCTTGTTAAAGCGATTTAACATTAACTGTTACGGTAATGAAAAAACAATTGTTGAAGTACGGAGCGAAAAAGCTTCCAAATATGAAGAGCTCAAAAATCAAAAAGATAGTAAAGAATTTAATAAATATTTTTTCAAGTATATACCGAGTAAAACAGGTGCAAAAACAATTAAGAAGAAATATTATAATGATAATGATAATGATAATCGAACCAATGATAATGAGAAACAACCCTATGAGAAACAACCCTATGCTTATAAAAAGAAACATACAAAGCATAACAAATTTGTGAATCCATACAAACAGACAAAAAAAAATAAAGTAAAAAATATTTTTGGTAAATTCTGGTAATTATTTATTTATACAACAATATATAATGAGATTTTATCATTACATATTAATAATTTTTTTATTTATTTTTGCAGCACGCATCTATTATTTATTTTTCCGTAAAGCGCCTTCACCAAAACCAGTTAAAAATAAAGTTATTGAAGGATTCGAATCTTATGATAATTGTTTAGAACAAGGCTATCCTGATGATTTCTGTATGCGATCACCTTTAGAAGCTTGTCTTACAAATTGCCCAATGAGCACCTTTATGCCTAGAAAATTCAATGTGTTCAAATGAATCAAGTCATATTTTCTAATAGATAGGGCCAAGTTATCTTAGTCAGAGAACATAATCGCCTATAACAAACCGTTTTTTTGAGAGATTGTGGTAAATTGGTTTTAATCATACAAATAATATCAAAAAAATAGATAAAAATTAACACAAAATATTGACGAAACAATAAGTGTATTTTTGTTTTATAAGTAACATAACTGCAAATTGCAGACGAATTATTAATAAAAAAATCATTTGTATCTACTACACCTCTAATTAAACGCGAATATACATTTTTCTCTCGTTTAATATTCAACGATTCCAATGGTGAGCGAAACTGAATAAGCTGAATAAATAAATTTTTGCATTTGCTATGATCGCCTATTTTAAAAATATAAGGTGAGATACCGTCAATATAGCGTCCCTCATATTTATAGGATTCACTTGTTAAAAAAGGAATATGCGATGAGCGTAAAATGCACGTAATTAAAGCTGCACGGTCTTTAAAAGTGGATATAACACATTGGCTGCACTCTTTGGTATCATAATAATTGATATAAAGTTTACCGTTTAATTTATCAAGTATCGCTGCGTCATATTCGAATAATTCATCAATCACTTTTTCGACCACATGTTGAAAAATAAAGAAATTCTTGTTTTCCTTATAAGCAGTAAATAAAGTATTTATATGGGTATACATTGTATCATGACACCCGCATATATACCAGACCGCAATAAGCGAGCCGATACTGCAACCAGAAATTTTGTTTATTTTTATATAGTTTATTTTTTCTAAATGATTGAGATAAAGTGCTGCACCAATTCCTAGCAAACCGTTTACAGCGCCGCTGTCAAAAATTAAATTCATTTCTTTTGGCAAAAACTCTGGTTGAATATTTATAATTAACGCATTAATATATTGTCGTAATAGGGCAACATGAACTGTAGGGTTTTCTAATTTTGTTGTATTCGTATTCGTATCCGTATTCGCATTCGCATTCGTATCCGTATTCGTATCCGTATTCGTATCCGTATTCGTATCCGTATTCTTATCTGTCATTGTGTTAAATTTATGTGCGATAAATAAATCTTTGAAATAGCGCATATTAAGTTTGTAATACTATCTCTCAAGTAAACACATACTCTTCACCAAAAAATAATAAACTGCTGCAAAAGAAGCGCTTGTGAATACATAACCGGAGAGATTTGGATTACCATCCTTACCATAAAGCGATGGAATAATACGACAGAGTTGTTTTTGAATCACAGGTAATTGAAATAAGAAAAATAATATACCAATTAAAACCGGCGTCTGCAATTCGTCATACCATAAATCAAACGAATCTTTCTTTACTTGTTTCTGTGCTTGTGCTCTAATTATTTCTTCATTGGTTTGCTCTCTGCGGATATAATCGAGTTCTGTCTCAGGAGGTGGAATATAATTCGGTTGAATACGAATGTCTTGTGATAAATGCTGTTGATTCTGAGGGATATCGCGCGAAGGCAATGTCGTCATTCCAGCGGCACTCGCTTGCTGAATACCTGTTACAAATTGATTCAAATTTTTCTGCATCACTGAAGGATCATTATCACGTTCTTGTTGTAACGCTTGGGTTGGATTCGGTATTTTAATATTCTGATCATAGGTATCCATACGAATGTTATCACCTGTTTGCGGTGAAACAGGTAATGAGTCTATACTGGTTGTGCCAATATTCATTTATTATATTAATCTCATTAATAATTAATACAATAGACGCATTTAAAGTAAAACTAAAACTAAAATGAAACTTTTTCATTATTATTAGGATTGCATTTTGTCAGTTTCTCTTTAAACGTGTAACATTTATCGCCATAAGCATAAGTATTTTTTGTCACTTCTTTCAAAGGCGGTGCTTTAAATACCAAACAATTGCGGTCGTTACATATTTTTCTAAATAAACTCGCCAATCCCATACCAAGTATAAATGAAATAGCATATTTCCCATTTTCAGTATGTAACAATCGCATCATTCCCGGCTTTTTTTTCATTTTCCTATATTATCTGTATATAATATTATATATAACAATATAATATAACTTTATTTTTGTATTGGTATTTTTTTAATAGAACTTCGGTCAGATGGACATTTCACTTCGGTTGCATCAAATTTAAAACAATTATTAGCTTTATCAATGTATTCCATTGTTTCAACATTGTCTGGTGTGGGATACACGTGAATTATGGTTGGCGGTGGTGAGGAAAGATACGCAAACAATAACCCAATTGATAAACTGACTAAAAATACTTTAAACGAAATATACTTGAAAAACATATACATTAATTGTATATATTTTTTAATTTATATATTATAAATTATATATTATAAATTATATATTATAAATTATATATTATAAATTATATATTATAAATTATATATTATAAATTATATATTATAATTTCTTCGGTTCTTCTTTTTTATTTTCTTTCTTGTTCCAACTGTTCCATACGATAAGGTAAGGCCACTAAAGTGTAAACAGCCTTTTTCTCTTTTGTGGAAGCTTTCGCTTTCTCTTCATCATCAATATTTTCTGTATTTTGTTCTACATTTGATTCAATTGCATAATAACCATAATTTATATTGCGTATTTTCTCGGTCAATGGCTGAATCGTTGTCACATATTTTTCTACCATCGAAGTCAAATAGGCTTGTGAGGGCTCCAGCAAATACTCTTGGTATATTTTTTTGATTTCGTCTATTTCTTTTATTAATTCTAACGAGGCATCCACCAATAGAGGTTCACGATGAACTCCACTCAAGATATCCCCATATTTTTTTTGAATAACCAATTGAATCTCGTTAATATGCGACAATTCTGTTTTTAATTCATTAAATTTATCCACAATTTCATCTTTCGAATTAATCAGCCCAAATAAATAGTCGAGCTTGGTCATAATAATGCGCATTTTTAGGCTTTCCGTTGTTTTATGATTTTTTTGTTCTATCTCACGCATATTATCATAGACCTTTCGCTTAATATTGATATTCAAACTACACGGTGTCTTGCTACCGCATACCGCCTTTAACATACCATTTTTCTCTTCAAAAATGGTGCCACCCGGCTTTTCGCAATTTACACATCTGCCAATAAGTTTTTTAATTTTTGCTTGTTTTTCTTTCAAGGAAAGCTCTTTATTTTTTTTTATTTTCATCTTTCGACGATCCATACTTTCCTTATATTTCTGCTTAAGTTCATAAAATTCATCCATATTATAATACTACCTTATTTTTTTATATTTAGAAACATTCATTTTACATTGCTTATGATTGCAAATGGAGGTGCTTAGATGCGCGATGCGTTACCATTGCGGTAAAGCGGTAATCATACCATTTGCATTCCCTTGTGTTTTTCGCAAATAAGCCATTTGATTTAATTTGGATATAATATATTCTTTTTTCTTCCTATGCTTTATTTCCATTTCGGCTGGCGTCAATTTACCTTTATAGCGATAATATAAAAACCCACCAATAACAACAACTAATATAAACGCCATATAAATATTGAAAAAAATACTAGCATTATTATCTTTAAATTTACGGCATTCTTTCAATGTGCCGCTTAAAAAATAGCGAACGCCCGGTTCAATTAGTCGAGGTGATGTAATAATAGAATTCATTATATATAGTTTATTTCATAAAATAAAATTATATATATACATATAATGTCAACCCCAAGTGGTAATTCATCATCGAGTGCACCAGGCACGGTTAATTCTAAAACTGATCCGCCGAGCAAAACTACTTCCAAACCAAACCCGTCTGCTGCTATGTTGTTTTTCTTTATAGTAACGTCGGTTTATTGCATTATGAGTATTTTTGTAGGTGGCGGTGACGCCAAAATAAAAATTATAATGAAATTATGTTATTTTTTATTCGTTGTTATAGGTGAATATTTCATCAATTTAAGTTTATCTAATTCAATGTGTGGAACAAACCAATGGCGTTCTACATTTTACATCACAATTATTCCTTGGTTTTTAATTTTTGGTGTTGTTCACGCGTCTATAGCAATGTTTCCGGGCTGGATGTCGCCGTTTTCCAATACATTTGGTTATTTAGTTGCAAAATTGATGGGCCTACCGGAATTGATGCGAAGCATTGTTGCTCCTGCAGCGGATGGTGATGTTGGTCGCGCAATTTTAAGCATAACCACAGATGATTCTTTATTGGTTAACCAGTTCTCACCAGAAGCTTCATCGGAAACAATCGATGCGAAGGGTATACGAAAAACAACACGACCTATTTTTGATGAAGCCTGGAAAAAATTACAAGACACAGGTGTTCTCAAAAAAGTTGCACAGTTTAGAGATGAAAAAGAAGATGAAAAAATGCGTAAGAAATTATATAAATTTGTAGAAATGAAATATTCCATTTCTGAATATGTATGGAATCTCTTGACCGGATTTTTGGTCACATCCATCAGTTACAATTATATATTGAACAATGGTTGTCAAAAATCGGCAGAAGATATGAAACGAAGACGAGACGAATATCAAGCTTCAGAGAGAAAGAAAAAATCCGATAAAGAAACCGAAAAATCGAATGAACCCCACTATAAACAACCCACTTAATACTTAGTGCTTATATTGGCTCTGCTTATATTGGCTCTGCTTATACTGGCTCTGCTTATACTGGCTCTGCTTATACTGGCTCTGCTTATACTGGCTCTGCTTATACTGGCTCTGCTTATACTGGCTCTGCTTATACTGGCCCTGCTTAATGCGCCGTGTAATAAACTACACTAAAATAAGCAATGATGGCTAAAAAGATTGATATGAGCCAGACTGGAATAATTGTTTTTTTCCTATACCCTACACCAAATTCCTTCAAAGAACCATCCGGATTATACATAAAGGCCGGTGCCATCAGATTTATTAAACCAAATAATAGTATGTAGATAAGAATAGCCACAGATATTTTATTTTGTCGCACCCATCGTTTCTCGAACATTATATAATAATATAATTTAAAAATATATTATTATTTTTATTATTACACAGTTTTTATCAAATGGCAAGTATTCCAATCATTAAAACTGCAACACATATTGTACTAAACGGTGGGCTCGTTCGGATGGCGGAACCTACTTTAAAATTTTTGGCAGTGAATATTGCATTAAAACGGTCGGATGCTTGGCTCAACGGTACACTCATCCTCAATAAAATGGCGTTTTATCGTTTAGTGCCTAGCCAAGACTACCAGATCGAGATTAAAAATATTAAAAATAATTATTTTTTAGCTGTGAATGAAAAAGTGATTAGTCAATCTACCCAGATATTTGGTTATACGATTCATCTCGATTTAAATAAGGCAATTACGGATACACCCTATGCCGACTTTTTCAGATATTATTAATGATTATTATATATATGATACGTGCGATTGATGTTCCAAAGAAAGATGAGTTATATAAATATTCAAACCCAGTAAAGGCTCAAAAACAAGCATTTATTTATTTAGGAAAAAAAGCACTTCTTTATAAATCTAAAAATATTAATAAAAAATATTCAATTATTGACCCGTCAGGGAAAATAATAAATTTTGGACAACTTGGTTATGAAGATTTTACAAAACACGATGATGATGCAAGAAGAAAAAATTATTTGACAAGAACTGCAGGTATGAAAGGCAATTGGAAAAATAATCTTTACTCGGCAAATAACCTTAGTAGGAATATATTATGGTAAAGCATAATAATATTAATAATATATATAATGTCCCCTTTGCTTTTTCCAGCTATTTTTATTACTCTCCTTTTTTTTCTGAGCGGTTTTGAAAAAATATATCTTTTCGGGAAATCGACGGGTAAATTTGCCAAAAAAATCGGCGTCTCGCTTACTTTAGCCCAATTGATTATTAGTTTCGTTATTGTATTAGAATTAGTAGCACCTTCCATTATCGCCGCGTATCTTTTCACAGGCCTTACATCGTTAGTGCCTTTTTTTAAGTTCTCGGTGATTGCCCTTATGCTTTTTACTATTTTAGCTACTATGATGTATCATAACCCGATTAAAAGTAAAGAAAAGTATTATGCGTTTATGTCGAATGTCTCCACCTTGGGCGGTTTGATGGCTTTGTATGTCACCGTATAAAAAAACGAATGTTAACTATTAATAATCAAAGTTCTCATCTCCGTCCATCCCAAACTCTTCGGGGTCCGCATCTTCACCCATATACGTAATCGCATTATCTTCTCTTTCCTGTTCTTCATCCGCTGCTTCTTCATTCAGAATATCGAGTGCGAAAATATCCCGATTCATATCCGTCACTACACTGCGTTTTTTCAGTTTTGCTTCTCTCGTTGCAATTTTATCCATCTCTTCACGCTCCGCATCATACGTGTCACCTTGATAGGTATGAATGCCTTTTTGTTGACCTACACTCCAGCGTTCTAATTTATTCTTTTTAAACAGATTCTCGACTTTTCGCTCTTCTACTGTCATTTTGCCCAAATAGTCTGTTATCTCATCCTTCTCTTTTTCTTTCGACCGTAATACCATCTCCATTAAGGTTTTATAGTTGTAATCAATCACCTTTTTATCTTTGCAAATAAAGGTTGTAAAAGAAACAATGAGAGATGCTATTTTTTCACACAAAGCCTCTTTATTTCCGGTGAGGATTTCCATTTCATTGGCTTTGGACATAAAAGATTCATCGTCTTCTTCTTCCTCCTCTACCTTTTTAAGTGGTAAACTTAGTATTTCCTTTTCATTTTGCAGAGAGATTAAATCAGTCAACACACTTAAAAAATAAAATTTGAACAATAAAGTGGTCAAACTTAAATCTAAAGCCGAGTATTTGTGTGTGGAATGTTTTTCCGAGCTGCTAGTATGCGCTTGTGCTTGACTCTGCTGCTGCGCTTGTCTTTGTGTCTGCTGCGCTTGGGCCTGCTGCGCTTGTGTCTGCTGCGCTTGGGCCTGCTGCGCTTGGGCTTTTTTGGTTTTCAGCTCCACCGGCGCATAAAATAGAGTGTTTTGCGCCAAGTCATTGATATCGCCAGTGATATCAACCATTTTCGCCATCAGCATTCGAATTTGGTCGTCGTTATAAAAGACCGCAAACTCAGTATAATGATCTTTAATAATTTTTTGCACATCGGTTTGATGCTTACCTGATAATTCCCAGTGAGATGGCACTTTTACATTATCGTATTTTATTGCATTCATGATAATATTCGGGAATTCGCGTGTGAGTGACCGCATCGAATTTTTCATAAAGTTTACCATCTTATAACCAGTCTCTTCCTTTTTACCCATAATCAGATTATTTCCAGTTTCCTTGAATTCGAGGATGGTTTCCAAACATCGGCTGAATTCGCGTAAATTAGCGTTCCCAATATTTGTATTGTAATTTCCAATAAAATCAGTAATTTGAGTCAGCATATCCGCATTCAAGCGGGGTAACAAGTTCTTTAATTTACGCATTTCGGCACTGTCGTCAAGTAATGCATTAAGTTCAAATGTTTCCAATAGATTCATAAAATCAATACGAAAAGCACTTGGTCTCTTTTCATTTTCATCCATTTTCGCCATAATTTGCACCAATTTGCTCGTGTTTGCCGCCTCTTTTTCTTCTATTTTAAGTGCAGTTTTGGTCGATGTGTTAATTACTTCTAACAACTGCTGTAACGATTGTTCACTGTAATTGCGTGCAGTGCTTTTTAGTTTTCGAATACTTTCTTCAAGCGAATCATTTGCATCAAAATTCTCGGGTTTAGTAGGACAAATTGCCTTTAAATTTTCGCTCAATGGCACTAAAGTATTAAATCGACAATAAACGATAAAGGCTCGGTAAATGGTATGCTCGGTAAATTTGTCTTCAATCTCTCGTAATTTACGTTTGGTATTACTCGGGTCATACAAAATCACTGCTTTACTGAGCTTCTTTGTATCATCATACATATCACTTAATCGCACAACTTTATTGTTAAAGATGGCAATTTCGGGCTGTTTTTTCACAAAATACTTGATCGTGTTGTTTTCTTCTTTCTCGCAGCACGCGTTTTCCACAAAAGGTTCGCCATTTTTTCCATTCAAAATAGCTTGTTCGCCGTGTACTGTTTTTTCGATTAAATCAATAATATTAAAAGAAAACATAATCATTTTGGAATGAAGTTCGGCAATATAATCTTCTTGTGCCTTTTGACCTTTGCGTAAACTATCCGATAAGCGTGTCTTAAACACATCGCCCAGATCTTGGGTGCTTTGCATTTTAAGTTTTTTCAATGGTGGCAAAAAGTTCGACCAACTTTCTACATTGTGTTCAGCCGGAATCATCGTCGTTTCGGGATTTTCTAAGAGATAGAGTTTCAATTGTTTAATGCCGTTCTGCACTTCTTCTGTGGCTAAAATATATTTAGTAATAAATACTTCCATTTGCTTGGCAATGAATTTATCATTACGACTTGCAATGGCCGACCACGGCAAAGCACCTTTATTTTTTATCTTAAATGCTACGCACGAGACATAAGTTAAGCCTGACATATTTGTTGTATCCGCATCTAACGGAAACCCACTAAACGATTTTACACAACCAGGGAAAGTGGTTTTGGTTTTAATCGGCGGAATACTTAATTGAATAGCGATTAAATAATAGGAAAAGGTGAGATACAGTAAGGTCGAATTGTAAGTAACTTCATAGGTGTCGACTTTTAAACCTTTCGCTTTGAGCTTTTCCATCTGTCTCTCATAATCCGCTTTGGGCTGCATCACACTCGCGTTACTCAACTGTTTCAATACATTCATCGCAATAAAATCTTTCTGGTCTTCGATATTTACACCCATATTCGTGCTCAAAGCTTCAATAACATTGTAAATGGCCATCGCATCGGGCGTCGCGTATTTGCGTTTTACCGGCGCGCCCAGCCCTTGTGGTAGCGTTTTTAAAGCTTCTGTTAACACATCGCCCACATCCTCATCCATCACCGACCGAGTAATTATTTTAAACCCTTCTTCGTTGTATTCTTCATCAGCGCTCATTTCAATCATTTTTATTGTATAGCCACTGTATTTATCGACATATTTATCACCATCATCACTAATGGTTCCTTGTAATGCACAAATTTTATCAAGCATTAATGCAAAATTGCCACCTGACAAAAAAGTCGTAGCCAGTTTATAAATAAAGGTAGGCAACATTTTCTTATTGCTTTTTATACAGTAATACCAATAGTGCGATTCATCATTTTCACTTATACCTTCACGTGTAAATGTTTTGACAAAGTCGGATATTTTTAAATAGTATTTGGCAATATCGGTCTGTCGTAGTAGTGTAATTGTATTCAATAAGCCATCATAAGGTGAGACAAGTATCAGTCGATTTTCTTCTACGGTATTCGCAATCTCGACCTTTTTCGTTTCGTATTTATACATTTGTATGAGGCGCAAATTACGCAAGATATCAATACGTGCATCTGCACTCGCCAATTCGTCTTCGATTTTGTTCGCAATAATATCTTTATTCACATTTAAGACATTGTTAAACTCCGATAAGAGTAATTTCAAATTATGTTTTTTAATTTCATTGGCGCCTGTTGTTTGGTCTTCGCACTTGTCTTTAACCGAAATACATTTTTCATTGAGGTTGCAAAACATTTTCATATTGTCAGCAAAGGTCTCGGGTGCAATTGTATTATCCAAAACCCACGTTTCCTGTTGCCGCACATAATACTGCAATGTTGCACTGGATTCATCGGTTGTTTCTAATATAGCATATTCCCCGCTTTCGACTGTGCGTTTGCCTTTCAAAATAGATTCAGCATCACGGCGTGCATTTAATTCATCCAAGCCTTTCATTTTGATTATTTTGCCGATGTAGTGCTGAATTTGCTCGGTATGTTTCATTGCGGAATCGGCTTTAAACATTTCGCCAATATCATAAGGGGTTGGGTCATACTTTTTGTCAAAATAAATTTCTTTTCCATTATCTTCATTTAATTCATCGAGTTCAATATAACGTTTGGCAATGATTTTATATTTATTACACTCGCCTGCTGCGACATCGCCATCACCTTCCATGCCTTCCGCGGCTGTTTTTCTTGATTTTCTAGATTTGACCTCTTTTTCCAGCATGGCGGTTTGTTTTTCTTTATTCAAATAGATATTAATATCAGCCATATCACGTGTGCCATCCGCCATCATTAAATTCGTAGAAATAAGTGCAATCGCATTATTATAAAAAACACCTCTATCGACATCATAGATACGTTTGATAAAATCAGAATTGGACATGGTCATAATCGTGTCACTGAACCCATAGACATCCAAGACCTTTGTTTTCAAATTGGCGTTCTCGTCAAATATTTTAATGAGAGATGGCAAATTTACATTTTGAGTCCCCTTAATACTTGCATACTCACGTGCTTTTGTTGAATACATTTTCCGGTATTCCATTATTTTTTCGCGAATGTATTCATTCATTTCTTTGTATTGAATTACATTCAAGTCGTCTTGATAAACCATAAAAGGCTCCAAATAGGTTAAAATATCATTTATGGAAAGTTTTCCAACCAAGTATGGTTTTATGAGATTGAACAAAAATTTTGTTTTGGGTATAACTGCGTCCAAAAACTTTGTATATTGGTCGGGTTGATTTTGGGTTTTCTCGTCAATCGCAAAATTATGAAAAGACTTCAAAAACTTTTCAGGGTCGTGCTGATAAGGTGTAGTCAAACTCGCAATCGTTGTTTTCGTTACACGGGCATTTGATCGTAATAATTGCCAATAATTCAAAAAATGTAGATTTAAATTCGACTTGTCTAATAAGGTGGCTGTCTGTAAATTAATACGTGAAAACCGCACGGTAGCTTCAGGTAACGTCATAATCGCTTTCAAATCTAAACGGTCATTTTTCGTTAATTCCTTTCGTTTCACAATCGGATTATCACCTCGCACCTTAATAATTTCTAGACCTTCTGTGCCTGTCGTATATGTTTCCAATGCAAACCGTTTTCGTTGTATTTTTCTCTTACGTTCATATTTGTTTGCACTATGTGGTGAAGTAAATGTATCTGTCCCTTGAACCGTGGAATTAAAATTTCCCAAATTATCAACAATCGCTGTGATAGTCGTATTTACTGATGTATTTATTATAATATCATCACGCTCTTCGGCTTCCAAGAATGGTGTAAAATAAGGATTTAATTCTCTTTGTAAAACCGCGTATTTGTTTGCGTCATTTTCTACTGTATTTGCGTCATAGTTCTCTACTATTTTTTTCTCCGCCAAATAATCTTCAGCAAAAACAATAGATTTTACATCATCGGAACCCATATCCATATTATTTTCTTCATCCTCGTCTTCTTCTTCATCCGTATATATTTTCTTTTTTCTTTTTACAACAGGTAACATCCAATAAAATTGTTTTTCTAACTTTTCCATTTTTTCGATCAACGGTTTGTAGTTTTGTCCACGAGCTTTCGGCATCAATGCATAGCCTTTGCTATCAAAAACCGAGAAATGTTCGCGTAATTGTTTGAAACGTTGAATCATTTTATGAATATCATTTTTAATAATAGTGCTTCGTTTGGCATTTGGAATAGTCGACAGCATATCATCTAATAAATCATCTAACTGTTTATCAATATCATAACGTTGTTCTTCTTCCGGTACATCAATCATTTGTGTGATGGATTCTAAATCTTCACCAATCTGGATTTGGTCTGCATTAAAAATATAACGACGGGTTTGCTCTTTTATTTTTTGCTGGTTTTCAAATTCTAATTCTTCGTTCATTTGTTCATCTTCTGGCATTTCTAACAAGGCCTTTTGCAATTCATTGTATTTTCGTTGAAGTGCATCCAGTGAATCTGATGGCTCATCCTGCCCCTGCTCTTGCTCCTGCTGCTCTTGCTGCTGCTCTTGCTCTTGCCCCTGCTGCCCCTGCTCTCCTTGCTCCTCACCACGATCCTTAGTTGCTTTAATGCTTGCGTCAGGGGCCCTCCTAGCCTGTATTTTTTCAATCGGCAAATCTTCCGGTAAACCTTTATAGCCAAAATCAATAAAAATTACTTCTTCATCTGGAAACGTTGTGATTTCAATCTTGTCTTCTTCCAAATTAGTAATTTTACCGGTTACTGTTAAAGGTAAATCACCATTAAAAAATATATCGATCCAGACTCCATTAATTAAATTATTTTGTCTGGCATAGCCAACCTCTTCAGCACGGCTTTTTATGATAATATTTTCAATTGATTCATTATCCCAATAACCATCGGTCAATGTCAATTCTTGCTCACGACCATCCGGTTCTTCTAAACGTATTTTATTCTCATCAATATAGTTTATGTAGTAGTACGTGTCTTTATTTATACCAAGATCATTCGGTGCAATAACTTGAATAAGATCTCCTAATTGTAATTTAACTTTATCAGTCATTACCTTATATTTATAATAGAAATTTTTATACCAAATAAAACAGTATTGATATAAAAAAAGAGATACAAATTTTACATATAATAGTTACTTATTATTCAACTACATCAAAGACCTTACTAATTTTATCATAAATTTGTGTGGCTTGCATTGCCGCATTTACAATATAGGTAATCACAGTCACCTTATCTGTGGGATTTTTGAAACCTATCCGAATAACGGATTCATCGATATGCGGATGCGCTTTGCGGAAGCCACAATAGTTCAACGTTTTATCATAATGCATATCGAACAAGACATATTCAATGACTTTACCTAAGGTATAATCTTCCCCTTTCAAAGTAATATCAAAACTATTAGGAATCGTTGTTTCCGATGCCATCACAATGTTCGGTTCGCCTTGAATCGTCTCCACCAACCGCTTTAATTTATCAAGCATTAATTTGGCTGCCTTTGTAACAATCGCCATATTACTAAGCGGGCCGACGGTTTCCACTGCAAAATCAAAGGAATCATCTATTAAATGTCGCTTGGCATCCAGTAAATGCCAATCTTTCTCCATAAAGGCAATCTCACCAGCGTTGAGTGTTTTTGCTAATTCCGTTTTCTTTTCGGCCCACGCCGCTTTAATTTTCACAGGGTCTAGAGTATTAGAATAGACACACGTCGAAGTGACATTAAATGCGCTATCTTCTTTGGCTGTGCCGATATCAAATTTGCACTTTAAGGAAATCCGTTCGCCTTCGATATTTTCAGAGACCCGTGGTAACAAACGCACCAACTCAGGGTAATCGCCAGTGAGTGGGTTGGGTGGAAAGAGTTTGGTTGTTAATGCTTTATCCACCGCATTGGTTTTCAGGTCTACCACTTGAAAATCCGCCGTCGTGACATACTCGACCGTATTGGTTTTATTCTGTTTATCGACGACCAAGAGATAATCCTTTACCGGAAAATCGATATCCGCAAAGATGGGAATACAGCTGAGCCTTTGTTTCAGCAATTCATTATTCATACGTGTGGTATTGATTTCAAAGTTAGCATTGTTTCTGGCGTGAGGGCTCGTTCGGAATACAACTGCCTGTATTTCTGATGCAATACGCCGTAACCCATTGGCAATACTTACATTTACATTACTCAAAGTAAATGTTAATATATTATTGGCTTCCGTTATTTTAGAAATAGTCGGGTCCATTAGAGCCGGCGCTGCCAGTTTTGTTTTTTTTAGTGAAGGTGCGGCTTTTTGCATAGCGATAGACGGCTCCTCTACAATAGTGAGTTCAACGTTCGATGCTGCTTTCTTTGATGCCATTTTTGATGCCATTTTTGATGCCATTTTCGACTGTTTGTTATATTATACAAAGTTAATTATTAAATCAATTTTATTATATATAAAATAATACATATAAAATAAGTTTAATTTTTGATGTTTAAAATAGTTATTTTTATATAATGAGCTCGATCTTATACTATAGCAGTTATTGTGATAATTGTAGCAAACTACTACAAATTATATCAACTTCAAATTCAAAAAATGATATGCACTTCATTAACATCGACAAGCGCACTAAAAAAAATGGAGCCACCTATATTATTTTAGAAAACGGCCAAGAGATTTTATTGCCACCAACCGTAACAAAAGTCCCCGCACTTTTACTTTTAAACAAAGGTCATCACGTGCTTTTCGGCAGTGATATTAACAAGCATTTAGAAGCAAGTAATGTAATTCATACAAATCCAGTTGTAAAACAGAATGGCGAACCTTTAGCATTTTCATTAAATAACTGTGGGTTCGGGGTAACTTCTGACAATTACAGCTTTTTAGATCAAGATCCAGATTCACTTTCAGCCAAAGGAAATGGTGGAATGCGCCAACAACATCATTATGCCAGTCTTGATTATAATGTCAACATTAATACGCCTCCAGAAGATTATCAACCCGATAAAATTGGTCAAATAACCCTCGAACAATTAGAACAAAAGAGAAATAAGGATATTAAGTAAAAAACACATTTAAAAATATATAACTGAAATATATTAATTATGAATAAGGATCAAGTTGTTGATACTTTCAACAAACATTTTATGGAATTTATTATTGACATTGAGCGTGTCTTTCCGAATGATTCTGACATTTTATCTGTGAGAAAGACCTTGAGTAAATCCTTATTTATAATGCCCAAAACACTCATCCGGATGTTTAATGATTATTTTGTGGCGATGTATAGCACTGAAATCGATAGCGGGGATTTAACTTTTTTCATTGAAAATGATTATAGATCAAAACACGGTTATAAAAAAACAGATGATGTTTGGATCATTGACAAAATCGATATTTTGCGTGAGCCGGTTCGAAATATGTCTCAAGAAGATAAAGAAAAGGTCATTCAGTATTTGAAGAATCTAAAAAAGCTTTCGGATTTGTATAACAATTTAAGGAAACAAAATGGTAAAAAAAATTAATATATATATATGAAAATTCAAAGCAAATATAATATAATATTAATTTTTTTATTGGTCGTTGTTATATCATTTTTTATATACCAAAAACAGTCAATTAAAGAAGGTTCCATTACTAGAGATGTTAAAACATTTACAATGTATTTAGAAACTATGCGAAAATTAAAATCAAATGCGATGCACGGGCTATCTAAACCTGATCCCTGATACCTGATACCTGATACCTGATACCTGATACCTGATACCTGATCCCTGATACCTGATCTTGTTTAATATACAAGCGAATTGAATATAATAATATATAATATAAGTTTGATTTAAATATATTTTATTTACATCAACTATAACAATGGCTATTCAAATTCCGACCGAATTTAAAAAAATTATAGTAGATATGACCAAAGATTTTTTAGTGTCTTTTCCGGAGCAAGAACAAAATTTGCATTTAGAATTAAAAAATTTGATATTTGAAAACGATAAAGAACGGTTAGAACATTCACTCGAATTTGTTTTTGTTTATTGCAAAGCAATTTATCCAACTAAATTTTTTGATATTCTTTACCAAAATAACACGATTTTTGAATCAGATGATAGTTTTTTCTTACCCGGTATAAATTTTAAACCTCTATGGAAGGAAAATATCAGCGATAAAACACGCGAAACTATCTGGAAATATTTACAGCTTGTGCTTTTTACAATTGTTTCAAGTATTTCTGATGGCAATTCATTTGGTGATAGTGCAAAATTATTTGAAGCGATTAATGAGAAAGAATTTAAATCAAAATTGGAAGAAACAATTTCACAGATGCAAACACTCTTCGGTGATAGTGATAAAACTACCGGCAATACGGACGGAGATGCAAAAGTGGATGGCAGTATTGATACGGATGACGATGAAAATGAAAATGGAAAAAGTGGTATAAATTTAGATGATTTGCCTAACCCCGCAGAAATACACGAACACGTATCAAATATGATGAATGGAAAGCTGGGTAAACTTGCCAGAGAGATTGCCGAAGAAACTGCCGCGGATTTAAATATTAATACTGAAAATGCAGAATCCGTAAATGATGTATTCAAGCGATTAATACAAAACCCCACAAAATTATTAGGTTTAGTTAAAAACGTAGGGTCTAAGCTTGATGAGAAAATTAAGGCCGGCGATATGAAAGAAAGCGAATTGCTCGAAGAAGCAAGTGAACTGATGAAGAAGATGAAGAATATGCCGGGGATGGGCGATATACAAAGTATGTTAAGTAAGATGGGAATGAATGTTGGCAAAGGAGGTGGCAAAGGAGGTGGCAAAGTAAATGTGGATGCGATGCAATCGAATATAAATCAAAGATTAAAGGAATCTAAAAATCGAGAACGTTTATTACAAAAATTAACTGAGAAAAAACTTGCTGCAGCGGCGGCGGCTGCAGCTGCAGCAGCGGCAAGTCCAAAACCGGTTGAAAATTTAGTCTTTTCGACAGGAGAAAAGGTAGAAAGAAGCACCCGCGAACAAGTACCTCAAATGCAAACGGCCCAAATGCAAACGGCCCAAATGCAAACGGCCCAAATGCAAACGGTCCAAATGCAAACGGTCGAAAAAAAGAAGAAGAAGAAGAACAAGAAATAGAAGATGCTATAAATGTTATGATGCTATAAAATATTTGTGATTATATATATAAATGACTACTTCATTTTGGTTATATAACCCAAATATTTTATTTAAATCTGGTGAAATATCTAACATATGGCCTACCAATACAATGTCATTTGATGAAAAATTAAATTCAACAACACGTCTAGTGCTACTATTAACTTTATTGGGATATATATTTTCAAGAAATGTAAAAATACTGTTATCCGGTTTAGCAACTTTAGCTACAATTATTCTGCTCTTTTTTATAAAAAAAAGAGGGAATAAAAAGAGAGAAGCTTTTACAAACAATGATATCTACAATATATTAAAACCGAGTTATAGCGAACCTACTGTTACCAATCCAGTTATGAATGTTATGTTACCCGAAATCAATGATAATCCTAACCGGCCTCAAGCCGCGCCAACTTTTATTCCAGCTGTAGAGTCTGATATAAATGAAAAAACGAAACAATTTATTATTAATAATTTTAAAGATTCTAGCATCGATCGGCGATTATTTAACGATTTAGGGGATAGTTTTGAATTTGATCAATCAATGCACACATGGTTTGCGACGCCAAACACAACTATTCCCAATGATCAAAAATCATTTGCAGAATATTGTTATGGCGATATGATCGCTTGCCGAGATGAGAATAATAATGAATTAGCTTGTCTCAGAAATATGCCACACCGTTGGCAAAATTAAATAGCTCGCAAAATTAAATAGCTCGCAAAATTAAATAGCTCGCAAAATTAAATAGCTGGCAAAATTTAACAAAAATATTTATATTAATTATTATATTTAATCATATTATATATAATGGCTTCCGTTTACGATTATAATTTTTATCAAACAACGAGACTTGGCTATGATAGAACGGACTTTAGTCAACAGACTTTGCAAAACGCCGAATACGCAAATTATGTGCTGGATGGGTTTCGTCCCGCTTGTCCTTTGAGTAGCGCAATTGATTTTGCCACAAGTCAACCCAATATTAATTTCAAAGGAAGTTTTCAAACCAGTGTAGGTGGATCAAATATTACCGAAAATTCTAGCTTATTAATCAATGATCTCTCGCGCAGTAAATGTCGGATTATGTTAACCCAACGTCCCTATTCAACCATTCCGTATTTAGGTCGAGGAAAATGCGATCCGTTATTGGAATCACAAATGCAGCAAGGTGATTTTGCAAATAACAAGAAAAGTATTAATCCAAGCAGTGAAGTTAGCTATATTCAATATTCACAAACACCTCTCTTACCAACACTGCAGGCGACTATTAGTAACCCAGCTAATTTAATCGAAAACAATGCGGCGGAAGGCTGGATTCGTGGCGGTTTACCTTCGCGGGAGTTAGCTCGTGATAAAGAATATAATGATGGCACTGTTTACAGGACATAATTATTTATTGGCTACATAATTTATTGGCTACATAATTTATTGGCTACATAACAATTAATTCTTTCTAAAAAATATTAATGAGAAGAGTATATCAGCAATCAATGCAATAAATAGAAATAACATTATTAAATTTTCTAATAGGGTTTTGTTCGGGATGTTATAAAAATAAAAGAATGTAATTGCGAAACAAGGAATAGCAATCAAATCGCCGTAATGCGCTAATTTATTAGTTAACTTCATACTTATACTATTGATAGTTATAATTATAAAAGATATAAACATTTTATAATTATTAAAAAGAAAGGCAAATGTATCAAGCGGATTTTATATGTACTTATAAATTGATGGACGATGAATATGACCAAGAGCAGCTTTATCGTATTCAACTTTTACAAGCATTTGATTTGAACGAATGGGATGATGATAAAATAAATCCCACTATTGAAGAATTATATGCATTGTTTTGTGATAAAAATGAATTTAAAGAAATTTTCAAAAAGGCTAGAGCGAATGTAACTATTATGGAAATGCTTGATCTATTAAAATTAAGTGGAGAGGAAAACCTAGAAGAAAACGATATCATTTTTAAATTACTTTTCAAGTTTGAATACTTTGATTTGTTTCATCGCTGTATTGTAGATTATTTGTCGAACCATACAATAGCTGATGTCTTTGTTAGCAAATTATTAAATGCATTGTAAATTTTTATAAAATATTATAAAATATTATAAAATATAATATAATATAATATATTATATAATATAATATAATATAAATGGCTTCAACACGAAATCGTAATACACGCGGCGACTATGCTTTAGAACAAGAGAGATTTAAAGGAACGAGAACTTATACTGATTATCTTCATGCTTCACAGGGTTGTGCATTTAAACCTTCGATCCCAACAATCGGGCTGATGCCAAATCGTATGCCGCGACATACCCTTTCCAAAAATCCGATCGAGATTGAATCCTATCTCTTTGGTATCAATTCTACCAATTTAGTTTCCCCCCAAAAACCGATTAAACCACAACTTAAACGCATTCCCACATCCGTATTTTTTGACCGATTGCCAGTTCATATGCCCAAGCCATTGGTGGTTGAAAATAATCAACGGCCTTATCCTATTTAAATAAATAATTTATATATAATATTATATTATTATACATAAATGGCATTTACACGTTTTCACGATGACCCTTGTAGAATAAATAAACAATTGCAAGAATCTACAGGCTTAGGTAGATATATGTTGAATGTTCCGGGCAATGGTAGCAAACCTTTGTATATGGATGACCCGTTTATTCGTATGCAAAAATGGGGTGGAAATTTAATGACAAATACTGTTAATTTGGAAAGTGACTTATTCGGTCTCTCGCGAAATGCAAACCGTGATGATATCGAATCAAATGAATATAGACTCAATGCTGTTAAAACAACAAAACCAGAATACAAATCAGTTGGAGCTTATACAGATCAATCACGTGCCACCCATCCGGCGTGGGAATATCGTGATTTAGAACAAACCAAAAGAAGCATTCTCCAGTTGAATCCACAAGAAAACACATGTTTTACATTCCAAAATAATTTAAGTACCCGCATTATTGAAAAAGATATTTTTGTCGCCAAAGCGCCTCGCCAATTGATTGACCAATAAAAGCATCACTATATGCATCGCTATATGCATCGCTATATGCATCGCTATATGTATCGCTATATGTATCGCTATATGAGGAAATAAATATTAAATATTATGTTTAATATATATAAATGGCTGAACTAGCAGTTCCTTTAATCGCATTAGGCAGTATGTATGTTATACAGAAACAGAAAGATAAGAAAAAAAAGGAAGGATATACAAATATGACGCAAACGCAAAATGGATTGCCCGGCATTAATCCACCTATACCTACAATTAATTTTCCATTAACAGAACCGGTTAAAACATCCAACAATACTAGTGCTTATATGAATGCAAACCAAGTAACAGATAAATATTATAATCCAAACAATTTTGCATTACAAGAAAAACGCAATAATGGTAATTTTGGTGTGGGTGGCGGAACTCAAACAACGTATTCGATGACAGGACAGCCAATAGACAAAGAGAAGTTTAAACATAATAATATGATGCCTTATTTCGGTGGAAAAGTTCGAGGTGCCACTGCTGATACGAATATTACCGAAAGCGTTTTAGATAATATGCAAGGACAAGGTTCACAATTCTTTGCAAAGAGAGAACAAGCGCCCATGTTTAAACCTCAAGAAGGATATCAATTTGCCAATGGTTCACCTAATGTGAGCGATTTTATGCAGTCTCGTGTTAATCCGGGGCTCCGGATGGCTAATGTCAAACCGTGGGAGGAGCAGCGTGTTGCACCGGGCTTAAATAAAGGATATGGCAATGAAGGTAGTTTAGGTTTTAATTCCGGAATGGAAGCACGAGAGATGTGGTTAGATCGAGGTGTAGATGAACTACGTGTGGCAACAAACCCCAAAACCACTTTTGAATTGCAAGGTCACGAAGGGCCGGGCACTTATTTTATTAAAACTGCACCCGATGTACGCACCCAAGGGAAAATAGAAAAACACTTGCCTGAAAAATATTTTGCATCGGGTCCAGAACGCTGGATGACCACAACAGGTATTGAAAAAGCCCAAACGGCTCGAGGTATTGAGCTCTTACACGATGTATCCCGTACGGATACCACTGCCGAATATTATGGTTCCCGTGCAAATCAAAGTGAAGGCACCTATGTCAATGGTGAATTTATGCCTGTTCGCCGCCCAGTATTGCCTGCGAAAGATCACGGGACTTTATCGTCGGTGGGTTCAGGCCAACCCACTACGGGTGATTATGGCATTCAAAGCTATAGCAATTTGCATAACAATCGTTCCTCTACACGCGCCGACGGGACAATGGGTGCGGCAGGTGGTTTTATGAAAGCAATTGTTTCGCCATTGATGGATTTTCTGCGCCCCACGCGAAAAGAAGATGTGGTGGATAATATGCGGTCGAGTGGTAATGCAGGCACGACGGTTTCGAATGGTACGGTCTTCAATCCGGCTGACCGCACAAAGACTACGATTCGCGAAATGACTGAAGCTGAATTAGATTGTAATCATATGAATGTGCAATTTCAAAGCGGAAATGCTTATTTAGTCTCTCAACAACAGCCAGTCGGCTTACAGCGTGATACCACAACGGTTTCGCACACAGGTGTGGCTGGTTCAAATGGGTTTTCGGCTACTAAATCTTATGAAGCTGAGTATAAACAACGGAATAATGTCAATAAAACACAAGTAAATCGACCGAACCAAGGTGGCACACAAATGTTTAACCAGCAAGAGAATATTAATATTCATAAAGTAGATAGCGATCGCGATAATAACCGCTGGTGGGTGCCAAGTTCAGGTGGGACAGCCGGATTTACAGCACGCGGCGCCACGGAGACATTAGACCGGATGAAAGTGTCCGAGACCTATGATAAAAATATGAATACAGAACGGATCCAGCCGGAAATCTTAAATGCATTTAAGAATAATCCTTATACCCAGAGCTTAAGCAGCTGGGCTTAAAAATATAAAAATAAAATAAAATAAAATATGATGTCACTGCCATATTTTATTTAATCACAAACCTTGGAAAGATAATTCACTCCATAAGTATAATTCTGCTTTAATTCATAACTTTTCGTCTGAAGCAAACAATTAGAACTATCTGTAAGGGTTGGCACAAAAATAAAATTCTCATTGTATTTTTTGCCATTCGCTTTCACTGGATTTAGATTGGGTGCGGATGCATTCTTATATTCACCTGCAATGGCCGCTCGTTTTTTATAAGTAATATAATCACTGGAATCGACTTTTTTAAATAAAGGGGCAGACATTATATATAGTAACCAAATATAATTATTACTATAATATATTATCCAGATACTATAATATGAATCATATTTATAACACTGGCATTCTTTCTTTGATTGTTCAATTGTTTACTGGCGTCATCGATTTTTATGCATTAACTTTAACTATACCAGCCTCATTTATGCTACTTCGTGAATTAGTTATTTTGGAATTAATTGTACAAGTGGTCGAATTTAGTTTTTATGTTTGGATGATATCAAAATTTAATTCCATCAAAAATATTACGCCTTTTCGCTATTATGATTGGGTTATAACGACGCCAACCATGTTAATTACGTTTATGTTTTATTTGAATTTTTTGAGAAATCAAGAACAAAATATAGAAAATGATTCTTTTTGGAAGGAACTAAAAGACAACTGGAAAATAGTTTTGAATGTTCTTTTATTGAATTGGGCTATGTTACTTTCTGGATTTATTGGCGAAAAACAACTATTTCCTCATTTAACGACCACTTTAGTTGGGTTTGTCCCATTTCTATTAATGTTTTATATTATTTATAAAAATTTTGCAATTCATAGTGATGAAGGTCGAAAAATATTTTGGTATTTTTCTGGTATATGGGCTATTTATGGGATAGCGGCCGTATTGCCTTACAAAATAAAAAATTCAATGTACAACATATTAGATTTATTTGCTAAGAACTTTTTTGGGATATTTTTAGCTTATGTTTTATACAAGGCCAGCAATTAGATCTTACTATTTTTATGTATAATATATGAATCAATATATATGAAACAATATTTACGAATAGTATACACTGCATTTCTTGGCATTATTGCAGGGTTTTTAGGTGGATTATTAGGGATAACTGGCACTATTATTATGCTGCCTTTATTAACATTATTTAATATTTTTATTGATTACCAAACGGTGATTGGCACCATTTTATTTAGTTTTGAACCTATCGGTTCGATATTTGCTCTGATTCAATATGCAAAAGAAAAAAGAATAGATTATTTGATAGGCATTAACATCGCCATTTGGTATATATTCGGCTCTTACATTGGAGCGAAATATCATACACGATTTAGTGAAAAATCTTTAAAAACTATGACAGCTACGATTTTATTATTTCTCTCACTTTATATGTTTTATAATGCAAATGTAACCAAATCATAAATTTATTATTTTATATAATATTTGATTATATAATATTTGATTATATAAAATGAATGCTTCGCAATTATTAACTGCGTACAATAATGCGGTAAAACAACTATCAACGATTTACAATAATAATGTTGCTACCATTTTAAAAGCAAGAATCAACCTTCAACAAAAACAATATTATTTGATTATTTTAAAGAATCAATTTCAAAAAGATTTGGCAACTTTAAAAGCAAAATACGATGCGGATTTACTACTTTTAACCAAGCCGACAGTAATTCCTGTGGTCAGTAATAAAAAAGCTCTTCTCATTGGCATTAACTATAATGGTACAAGTTCGCAATTAAACGGTTGCATAAACGATATTAATTCTGTAAGCGAACTCTTAACGACGAAATATGCGTTTAAATCCGAATCTATTACTAAAATTACAGATGAAACCGCACAAAAACCAACAAGAGATGTCATTTTGGCATCTTTCGCCAAATTTTTAGCCAGTGGCGTAGAAGGTGATCTTTTATTCTTTTCCTATAGTGGACACGGTTCTTATACACTTGATCGTAATAATGAAGAAAGGACCGGCAATGATGAAATGATTATTGCCTCTGATTTAAAAGGAATTGTAGACGATGAACTCAAATCTCTCATTCAAGCAAATTTAAAGAAGAATGTGACACTCTTTGCACTATTTGATAGTTGTTTTAGTGGAACTGTTTTAGATCTCAGATATCAATATCTAGATAGTCTGGCAAATGATGCCAATACGATAAATAATAATGAAACAGAAACGATCGGCAATGTTATTATGATTAGTGGATGCAACGACAATCAAACGAGTGCGGATGCTTTTATAGATAAAAAATACCAAGGCGCAATGACGTGGGCATTTATTTCCGTTATTAAAACATTAACCACGCCACCTTCGTGGAAAGAGTTATTGATAAAAATGCGTGACCAACTCAAAACATCAGAATTTACACAATTACCGCAATTGTCTAGTGGATGTTTTATTGATATCAATAAAATGGTCTCTTTTTAAATAATATAAATATATAATATAAAATGTTTGAAGATAATATTAGAAAAATATATAATAAAGTAAAACCCACACATAGTGGAAAAAATGCTGATTATATACCAGAATTGGCAAAAGTAAATCCAAAATTATTTGCGATTTCAATTTATACAATTGATGGTTATAGTTATAATATAGGTGATTATACTACAGACTTTGCGATTGAATCCTGCTCGAAAATTTTTACACTGGCATTAGCATTAGAAAAATACGGTATTAAAACATTGCAAAGTAAAATAGGCGAATTAAAAGCATTTGATAAATTTAATTCAATAAATGAAATAGTAGAACGAAAACATACATTAAATTCGTTTAGTAATGGCGGTGCAATGGCCACAACAAGTTTACTTTATAATAAAAATAAAAAACTGTTTGAGAAAAAAATACTTGATAATATGAACAATTTTGCTGGAAGAAAACTACATATTAATAAGAAAATTTATCATTCGGAATTTAGTCACGTTGATCATAATTTATCAATCGCATATTTATTAAAATCATTAAATCGATTTTACGGTGATGTACAAGAAACGGTTGATGTATATACGTGGCAGTGTTCTGTGCGAACAACAACACAAGATCTGGCCATTATGGCTGCAACCTTAGCGAATAAAGGGTTCAATCCCAAAACAAATAAACAAGTGATTGATTCAAAATATATTTCATATATCTTAAAACATATGGAAGACAATGGTCTCTACGAAGAAAGCGATGCTATAACAAAAACTATCGGCTTTCCGTCGAAAAGTGGTGTTAGTGGGTCATTACTAGTTGTTATTCAGGGTGTTATGGGTATTGGAATCTATTCTCCACCGTTGAACAAATATGGCAATAGTGTGAAAGGACTAAAAACGATGAAATTATTATCAAAATATATTAAGGATTCAGCTCTAAAAGACTTTCCATCATAACCCATTTGCCAATATCTTTGCTTGGATTGTAGCAGTGTATAGATATTCTGCCATCATCTTCTTTATTTACAAGTGGATTATTTAACTGCCACCCCGTTTCAATATCACCGTTTGAACGCTTAATCTTCAAATCTGTGCGGTCTTTCAAATGATTAGCTTTGCCATAAGCGTGGCGCGTCCGCCAATATTCTACCGCTTCACTCATTTTCTCTTGGCATTCTTTACACGAAATATAGCCAATTTTGGCTTCTAACGCCACGTGAGTCATATAGGATTCCCCTTTCGGATCTTCACAAAACATACAATTATCGCCTATTTGAAGCCACGTAAGACGCCGCGGATGTATTTCTTTATTCATTTTGGTACTTTATATAAGTTACATCCTTTATCTTTAATATTTTACAAATGAATATAAACATAAACAGTTAATGATTAAAAGAGAGATGCCGCATTTAGTTCAAGGTCACGTTCGTTTCACTGAAGAAGATTTTCTTTTGACCGATTATCAAGAATCAGCATTATCAAAAAATAAAACAAAATCATATCGTAATCTTGCTGCACAATTGAAAGACAATAGCGAACAATTGGTTTTAATGAAAGATCCGGAAATTGTTGAACTATTTAATACGCAGAAAAATATAAAACAACTCTTATCGAGTTCTTTATCCGTCATTATTGCATTGGCTGAGAGGGAAGGATGTAGCTTATCCGATTTGTTGAAATCATAAAATACTAATAATATATAACAAAATTATTAGTATTTAAAAATTGTTTGAATATCTTTACAAATGAATGCATCATACCATTCAGAAATAAATGAAAAATTAAATTTCTTCTTAAAAACAGGAAAAATACCTAATATTATTTTTCACGGAGCGAGTGGTAGTGGCAAGCGAACGATTGTGCATAAATTTATTACAGACATTTACCAAGCCAACAAAGAATTAATCAAGAATTATGTGATGTATGTCAATTGCGCGCACGGAAAAGGTATTAAATTTGTGCGTGACGAGTTGAAATTTTTTGCTAAGACCCACGTCAATGCGGAGGGTGCTGGTAATTTTAAGACCATTGTCTTGTCGAATGCAGATGAACTCACGATTGATGCGCAATCCGCTTTGCGGCGTTGTATTGAATTATTCAGTCATACAACTCGATTTTTTATTATCGTACAAGACAAATATAAATTATTGAAACCCATCTTGTCTCGGTTATGTGAAATATTCGTGTATGAGCCCATTATTAATGGACGAAAAGTCAATTTACATAAACATAATATACAACTCACCTTTCATACGAATGAAGCCAGTGAAAAAAAGATGTTTAAATGGTTTGATAAAATTTTTCATCCGTTACAAACGATCACAGACCTAAGCGCAGCGGGTGCAAGCGCAGCGGGTGCAAGCGCAGCGGGTGCAAGCGCAGCGGGTGCAAGCGGAGCGGGTGCAAGCGGAGCGGGTGCAAGCGGAGCAGGTGCAAGCGGAGCAGGTGCAAGCGGAGCAGGTGCAAGCGGAGCGGGTTCATATGAAGAATTAATGGATTTGTCCAATGTATTATATGAAAAAGGTTACAGCGGATTAGATTTAATGAAATATATCGAACAAACCAAAACAATGGATGAACTGAAAAAATATCAATTGTTGCTTGTGTTTAATAAGATTAAAAAAGAATTCAGAAATGAAAAACTTTTCATTCTCTTTATATTGAATTTTATGTTATTACGTTCCGAATATGATTTAGAAAATATATCATTTATGTAAAATGGATGATTTTTCGGTCACGAGTTTAAGTGAATCCAAAAACGAATGGTGTGCTCGTTTATTAAATATTCTCACGCCAACGATTACGCAAGGGATGAAGTCTATTTTCGACGAGGCTTGGAAATTATGTGTCGACAACAAAGAAAGCGATAAATATTTAATGACCTTTCAAAACTTTTTGACACGTGTGCCCAAATGGAATCAGACAATCATCGATACAGAAAAAACACGTATTATTGAATCATCTGGCTGCACCTATTTAGAAGAACTTGTAACGTGTGTGCATATTATTCAATTAAAAGCATTGACGTGTGTTCGTGTAGGAAGCAAACAAAAAAAAATAGATATCGACGTGCCTTCGCTCAGTGATTTTATTCATAAAATTTATATCCACGTGGCACGCAAAATATATACCAATATCTATTTGTTTGAGAAAAACATTGCACCTTTACAAACTCAAAAAAATAATCGGGAAGTCGAAATCACCATTAAGGAATGTATTTTAAATGCCATACGGGATAGTGTGCCGGTTGAGCATATTTTACGTGCTTATATGGATGAAACCGAAGAACAAGATGTTGAAGTGAAAGAAGTAGAAGAACCTTTGCCGGATGTGGTTGAAGAGAAAAAGGAGACGCCTGTTACTAATAGTGGAGAGAATGAGAAACCTGCTATTACCAAAGAAACAATTGCTGAATATAAACAAACGACTGTTTTTGGACCAGATCAAAATAGTGCAGATTCAATCAGTGCAGAATTAGCTAGCACCAAAATCAGTTTTTCAGATGATGATACTTTAGTAGATGTCATTGGCAATACATCCGTTGTAAATGCACCTAAGGATGAGAAAAATTTAGAAGAAATCGAAAAATCAAGGGCTCTACTAGAAGCGGATGATGAAGAAGATGAAGATGAACGCCTCACTATAGGTGAAAATATTAAATTGGATATTGTTGATATCAATGATTTGAATAAAGCATCTGCGATTGAGCTGAAACCGCCTGTCTTAGATTTTGAGGTTCTCACATAGGGGGCGAGCCCCCTACAACCCCCTAGGGGCGAGCCCCCTACAACCCCTAGGGGCGAGCCCCATACAACCCCTAGGGGCTCGCCCCCTACAACCCCTAGGGGCGAGCCCCCTACAACCCCTAGGGGCTCTGCCCCCTACACCCCCTAGGGGCGAGCCCCCTACAACCCCTAGGGGCTCTGCCCCTACAACCCCGCATTCTAATGCTCCACTTACGGGGGTCCAAGGGGGTTCTGGACCCCCTTTGCGTTTAGCATTCTCTAATTAATAAGCAACATAATATATGGAAAAATATATTATTCATTCAGGAATTATTGCATTCATCTACCTCTTGATGAAATTTGTTGAACTACGAATTACACAAAAAGAAGTGAAACCTGTGAAAGAACTTATACGCGACACTATCATAGTCTATTTAAGTGCAATGGTTGGACTCTATATTATAAACGAATTTATGCCAACGACTAGTGTTGTAAAAACGGTTACCAATGTATTCACTGACCCTCCAGGGTTTTAAACCCAATCCAAAGTCCTTTGAATAATATATGAAATTTGCAAAAAATTGAAATACTTTTTCATATATTATAGTATCATAACCCAAACCAAACCAACCAGCAAAGCAAAGCGAATCAAAGAGAATGTCTAGCCGCATCGATCAAAATCTTTCGTTGATGATTCCCCGTCTCTTCCCCCAGTGGGTTGACGAGCAGACCATTGTTGATATATTCCACAAACAACATCTTGGCCTAGTTTACAAGGTAAGTATAATTCGGATGCCCGACAGCAAGAAACGCAGTTATCCCATCTACCAAGCTTTCGTCTATTTCACTGCGTGGTATGAAAATGAAATCGCCTATAATTTTCAGCAACGTATTTTCGGCCCCAAGAAGGAGGCCCGCATTGTTTATGACGACCCGTGGTATTGGATCGCATTTGAAAACAAGCAGCAGCGTTTGAGCAACAACGACAAGCGTATTATACGTCTTGGGCGCAAATCGGTCAATGCGTGGCAAAAGTTGGATCAACTCCAAGATACATTGACCGAGTGTGAAGAATTAATGCGTGAAATGAATGAAACCACCAAGAACCAGAAGCGTATGCTCGAGAAATTCCATCAAGAGTCTACCGTCTCGAAGCGATCGGCCGGAGATGATCTCAGGCAAACCATTGACAGGTTCTTGGATGAAGAAGCGTCAAATGATGTCACTATGACCGATCGCGACGAAACCAAACTACCCAATATGACTCTACAGGAATGTATTGACGAGTTCTTGGATATTGAAATGGCCAATGTCGAAAAAAGCAACGAAGCCCCGCAACCGCAACAGAAGAGCTGGTCCCAACCGCAACAGAAGAGCTGGTCCCAACCGCAACAGAAGAGCTGGTCCCAACCGCAACAGAAGAGCTGGACCCAGCAGAATCTGGAAGACGCTGCTATGGCGTTGTTTGGCGACGAATTGAATTTGACGGAAACCGCGATCAATGTTGCCGAGGCCGCTTTGGCAGAAAACGAAGATGCAGAAAACGAAGATGCAGAAAACGAACAGCAAAAGCTCCAAACGAAGATGTACTTGGACAACGTTGACGATGACGAAGACGATAATGAATACTACCACGACTACTACGCCGACGAATGCCGCCAACGCGAAGAGGATCACGATTATTGATTGAATAAATTATAAGAAAAAAAAAATAAAAGATTCTACGGAACTTTTTTATTTTTTTTATATGGCTGCGCCTTTTATATGGCTGCGCCTTTACATATGGCTTCGCCTTTACATATGGCTTCGCCTTTACATATGGCTTCGCCTTTACATATAACTTGGTATCGCGTCCAAGTCCATTACTTCTTTCATTTTTTTCACCACCTCTTTTTTGTTAACAATAAACTTATCAAAATAAGGATTGCTCAACACTGTTGCAGGAATGTGTTTATTTACAGTGCGCGCAATCATCTTATAAAGTTTAAAATCTGGGTAACGCTCATCGCCATTCTTTTTATAGAGAATATTACGACCTTTATCATCTTTAACCCACTCCAGCATAATTTGCACGATTTTTGATTTAGGTTCATCTTCCAAATAATCATATAAAGCACAGCCTAACCGGCATAAATCAAAACTAAAATTCGGATCTAAGCGTGGCTTCTTATCGTTGTAATATGGCTCACAGTTATATTGCGTGGCCGCATCACCTGTTGGATGATAACTATCACTACATAGCAACTGTCCACGAAATTTATATATAGCACGTCCGTAATCAATAATCTTGAATAATTTACCAAAGGTCGGAACTCGGTAATACACGTGATTTAATTTGTAAAAGAGGAATTTTTTATCGGTTTCGACATACATGACATTGTTTGTATGCAAGTCATTATGCGTTAAGCTGAATGCATTTTGAAAGGTAATCAAGCTGAATAATATTTGTAAGACAATCGAATCCCACATCTCAGATGTAATTTTATCAGTTGAACTCATAAAATCATCGAGTGTATTTTCGCAATGTTCTAAGGCAATTGCCTGCACTGGGAATTTTTTTATTTTAGCAATAAGTGTTTCTTCATCGTCATAGTCATCTTCTTCCTTGTCACTTTCCCAATTGTCTTGCGAATCCTCCTCATCCTCATCCTCATCATCCCCATCCCCCTCCCCCTCCTTCTCCTCCTCTGATTCACTCCCTTCTTTTAGTGAATCTTCCAAACTTTCCCCACCTACATCACCTTCGGAGGTATTCGATGTGCGCGAAGAACATGAACTATGGCGTGATCTAGTTTGTTGCTTTTCCATATCTATATCCATATTCACATCTATTGTAACAACCTCTAATTCGGAGAGATTAGCTTGACCTTGTTCAGCTAGAACAGTATCAAGCTCATTTAAATTTGTAATATCAGACAGTTGCAATATTGTTTTATCGTCGTCTGAATTTGTAAAATTCAACTTCTTTTTATAATTGCGTGTATCGCTATTCAACTCATCAAGCCCATTCTCTTCTAATTCATAGAGAATTTTATCATTTTTTCTAAAAAAATTTGATTCATTCAAATAGTCAATATCATCAATAATATTAATACAAAAATCAGTTTTTAAGGTCAAGAAAGAACCATAAAAATCCATACCGTGCACAAATCCGTGGTCGTGCAATAGTTTACTGGAGAGATATGTAAAAAAACTATCAACATAAGCGGAATTATTGTAATCTCTCACTTTTGGGTTAGACGCACTCGAATCAAAGGCCGGTAAGTTTAGCAAGGTTGTATCAGTTATATCATATTTTCCCAGTAAATATTTAATCGGATCTAGGAGTGGACTGAATTTTAAGAATACTTTTTTTGTTTGTTTGTTATCATCGCTGGTTTTAATTTTTGCCTTGAAACTATTATTTGTTTCTTGTGCTATAATTTCGTGTAATTTCCATTTATGGTTTAACACAATAGAGTTGTAGTTGGTTTTAGTCAGAGCAAAAAATGAATTATACAAGGGTATGTAATTTTGTGCATTGTGAATGCCGAAAGCTGGATTTTCTTCTAAACTTTTGAAGAGTTTATGATTATCGTCTTTTTTATAAGTGAAATCCATTTTACCCGAAACGTCCATTATTAGTTTTAATATATATAAAATATTAGTTTTTTAACTCATTATTTATTACATCAACATAAAAGGCAAAACTAGTATATGTTATACTTTACTAATAATATACCATTCTGGTTTTTCTCTGTTTTTTTTCCACGTAGCGATTCGCTGTTTTTCTTCTGACATGTAATAGTTTCGATAAGATTTAACTGGGTCTTCGCTTTTATATTCATCGGGCATTGCTAATGCAAATGGCGTAAGGCCTTTTTGTGCAAATGAATCATCGCTCGGCATATTTTCTTTCAAATAATGAGCCATAATATAAGATTTGTGTAACTTGGTATCAGGGTGACCATAACGATAGCGCCATTCATTGTGCAGTTCTTCAATCAAATCCAAAGTCCATACAAAATTGGCTTTGGAAGTTCGGCACCAAATTGTGACTGGATGGTTTTTATGTGCCAATTTATATAACCGTTCATTTGATGCATCGTCGGGATTTAATACTCGCTTTGCCGAACAAAGCATTTGAACTGCTTCCAATAATATTTTACTGACGTGTTTATCCATCATAGACTCGGCAATTTCTTTTTGAATAAGCGACAGAATAAAGAGATTCATCTTTTCTGACAGGTCGGAATTAATAATTATTTGAAATACTTTTGTTGTTTAAAAACTATTTCAATTTTTTTTTCATTTTTCTATGCGGTCTATAATTTTCTTTATTATATTATACACATTAATGACGTTGGAACTGAAAAAATTTGATATGCGCCATATTAGCTTTAAGCCCGATGAAAATAAAGGTCCTGTCGTTGTCTTAATTGGGCGGCGTGATACAGGTAAAAGTTATTTAGTGAGAGATTTACTCTTCTATCATCAAGATATTCCGATTGGCACCGTTATTTCTGGGACTGAAGCTGGTAACGGGTTTTATAGTGCCCACGTACCCAAGCTTTTTATTCACGAAGAATACAATACTTCTATTATTGAGAATATTCTGAAAAGGCAAAAAACCGTTTTAAAACAAGTCAAGAAAGAATTAGAACAATTTAAGCGTTGCAATATCGATCCACGCGCCTTTGTTATTCTTGATGATTGTCTTTATGATGCTACGTGGACACGTGATAAAATGATGCGCTTGCTCTTTATGAACGGGCGGCACTGGAAAATTATGCTTATCATTACGATGCAGTATCCACTCGGTATTCCACCCAACTTAAGAACCAATATTGATTATGTGTTTATTTTGCGGGAGCCTTATATTGCGAATAGGAAACGTATTTGGGAGAATTATGCCGGTATGTTTCCAACCTTTGAATCTTTTTGCCAAGTGATGGATCAGTGCACGGAAAATTTCGAATGCTTAGTCATTAACAATAATTCCAAATCCAATAAACTCCACGATCAAATCTTCTGGTATAAGGCGGAGCACCACGCGGATTTCAAATTGGGGTCGAAGGAATTCTGGGAACTGTCCAAAGATTTACAATCGGATGATGAAGATGCCGCATATGATCCAGGCAATGTGAAAAAACGGGGTCAAGGGCCGAAGATTAGTGTAAAGAAAACGACCAAATGGTAGGTTTGGGAGGAAACCCCGCCGCTACGCAAGCCCACGACCCCCGTTTTAAGGTAGGGGCTAGGGCTTGCGTAGCTGCGGGTGTCCCCCTTTGCAAAAAATTGAATTACTTTTTTAAAATAAATTATAGGTAACCCTTTACGAACAGACTTATACGAAGATGTCTTCTTCTAAATCGATCAAATGTGTTGCAGTCAATTACGGGCCCTGTGGTGGCCATTTGAATACCCACCCAATTATCTGGCATTGCCGGCCGCGTTCCAAAGATTTATGCCGAGGCCATGTTGCCTATGATTCGACCACCAATATGGTTTTATGTGTGAGTCACGAAAAACAAATTAAAAATAAAAATGAAAACAACATGTTGCCTGAATTGTACGGCTGGGATTTAATGGATGCCTTAGATTGGTTAGTCGGCAATTTAACCTATACGAGCGATGAACTTCTCAATCGCATTTGCGACCATTGTGAGTTCCGACAGAAAACGATGGGCACGGAAACAGGCGCATGTTCATCTACCTGCCAAGCGCTAACCAATATGGGTGCGGATTGGGACCATTGCCGTTGTAGTAAACCGGTCACTTGTATTTGCCCTACCTTGCAAAATAATGAACTGCATTGGGCGGTGTTTACTTATGTGAACGGTTTTCAATGCTTGGGCGAATACGATTGTGAATCCTGTATGCGTCCATCGTGGCGTGACGGGTACGAAGAATACAAAAACGGACTTACCCCAATCGAAACCATTATGGAACTGGCGAAAAAAAACCCGAATATGATTCTCGAGCGCAACATTCAAAATCAAACGCCATTGACGATGATCCAGCCGATGATAGAATTACTGACGGAAGAAGCAGAAGATTACTACGCCAAGCCCTCGCAAATTGGATTTGCAAATAGCAATATGACCACCCTGAAAGAAATCAAAAAGGGATTTATGGAAGTGCTAGATGCGTATGCGAATTAGATGCGTATGCGAATTAGATGCGTACGCGAATTAGATGCGTACGCGTACGCGAATTAGATTAGATTAGTGATGTGTATGCGTATGCTTTTAGTCGATGGAATAAACATATAAAAAAACAAAGGTCTTCGGACTTTTTTCATAAAAAACAATAGTAGGTACAAACAATAGTAGGCACAAACAATAGTAGGCACAAACAATAGTAGGCACAAACAATAGTAGGCACAAACAATAGTAGGCACAAACAATAGTGTAGGTACAAAACTTCTAAGTCGAAAGAAAAGAAAGTGGGATTGGCGGCTATATGGATGTGTATGCCCTTTTAATATTAATAAAGTATATATGTGTTGGAATTGGAAAGTATCTCTCGGTTCTTTTGTGGTTATATCTCTCATCTCCTATTCTTTATTTATGCGTAATTTAAACAATGACCGTTTACTTTCTATTTATCTCTTATCCTATGGTTCAATGCAATTATTTGAAACATTTATTTGGCTCGGCCAAGTTAAGAAATACATCGATTTAAATAAAATTGGTTCGATTTTTGCATCCGCCTTGCTTTATTGTCATCCACTCGCTTTTATTATCGGTATGTGGTATGATAAAAAATATAAGGCGATAAAATCGGGTGACCCATTTAAATTATTTTTAATTATAGGCATTTTATGGGTTGTCTATGGGCTATATAAAATTGCATCCGCCTACAAAAATAAATCGTATTCTTTTCTATCCCATCCTGACCCTAAATCTGGTCATTTGGTTTGGGAATTTCCAGACAACTATCGCATTACTATGATAATTATACTTTGTATTTCCCTCTATTTTATTATCCCCTTTCAAATAATATTTTCTTTGATGCTAGGGTTGTATTTTATGTTGCCAATTCTGTTATTACATTTAAATATGAATGTGGATGACAAAAATAAATTAAAAAATTATAGAGGTTCCTATTGGTGTTGGTATGTAGCTATCTTTTCATTTCTCTTTTATGTTGTGAATCCTTTACTGCAATAAGAATTTTATATATATTTTTATAGATATATATATATAAATGTCGAAATCACATTCTTTTCCAAAAAATATTAAAAAATTGTGCGCTTGTGGCGCATCCGGATGTGTTATTTATCCAGGGATTGATTGCGGAGAATCCAAATGTGTTGGCAAATCGTGTGAAAAACCGGTTGCAACCAAATTTTTTGTGGAAGATGAAAATTATATAAAAGAAATGAAGACATTTGATAAAAATGATAAACAATTAAAAAAATTAGACGAGGCTGAGAATTTTTTTTTATCCTCATACAAAAATTGCGGTAAAATTGAAGAGACTGCAGATATTAAAAGTTTGTGTAGAAATATACCTAAAAAAAATGTTAAGAAAGTTGAGATAGATGAAGATAAATTTACAGCAGTCAATCTTCCTCAAGAGTATGACAAAACAAAAATATATGAAGCTAATAATGATTGGAGGAAAGGTCTTAGCAATAGTAAAAAAAGTAGTTTAAATGAAGAAACCCCAACCCAGTTCTATAATTCCATCAATTTCAGCTATTTAGGTATCCCAATGCATTATATTTTACCATTTTTAACCACCATTGAAGAAATAAAACAATTTTTAATTTCATTGAAAAATGTGTTTGAAGGTATAGAAATATTAAATGAAGCAGAAATTTATCACTGTGATATAAAACCACAAAATCTTGTTCTTGATGACATAGACAAAAAATTCAAAATTATTGATTTTGGTCAAGCTATTTTTAAGGGATCACTCGAACCTCCAAATAATGATTTTCAACAATTGGGTGATGATATTACTGGATATACAGGTGGATTTGTATCTCCTGAATATTTTTTCCGTCTTATGAATTTCTATCCAGATGTAGCATTTTTCGGTGATATTCATAACATTGATTATTTAAAACTCTCAGAATTTAAAAAAAGCAGCAGCAGTAGTCAAAAAAAAGACAATAAATATAATATTGTTCGTCGTTTAAAATCCTTTAAAAAAAAACAAAATGAATTAGATGAATATAATAGTGTTGATATTATATCTGCTAACTATTATGATAAGTTATCAAAAGAATATCCGTCAAAAACTTATATCAAAAACGATATTTGGTCTTTGGGATGTGTTTTGAGATATATACGTAGCGAACTTCTGGGAAAATATAAAGATGCCAAGGGTGACTTACGCCTTTTTTTGTTAAACGTTATTGTTAATTTAAGTTTGGTTTTGATAAAATTAGTTATTTTGGATGTTGATAAAAGACCTACGCCAAGGAAAGCATTAGAATTGTATAATGTTTTTTTGGGTAAAATGACTAAAGACTTCAGTAGCACTCGAAAGGGGGGACGCAATACACGTAAAAGGTTAACACGTAAAAGGAGAAAAATCTATTAAAAAGAGATATAAACATAAATCACGTATATATTAAAAATGACATTAGAAGAGCTATTCGATCTTACTTTGCTTATTGATAATTTCAACTATGAGAAAAAAGATACAATAACACCTATCGATTTGCACGCAAATTGGTGGCCGTCATTGAATAAGTTGAGACAAGCCGCAAATAAATCCGAATTGCTCAAAGATTGGAAATATAAAAAAGAATTGGAGAGTGTCGAATATTCCCACGCCAGTGGTGTAAATAAATACATTAATTTAGAAGACGGCGAACATCGTTTTGTTTTGGATTTTTGGTTGTCTATTTACCACTAGGTGGGGGACACCCCCAAACCCCCGCTGGGTGGACGCTGAATACGGAGTATCTGGAATTTTATTCGCCCCTTTCGCCTAGCGGGGGGACACTCCCAAACCCCCGCTGGGCGGACGCTGAATACGGAGTATCTGGAATTTTATTCGCCCTTTTCGCCTAGCGGGGGGACACCCCCAAACCCCCGCTGGGCGGACGCTGAATACGGAGTATCTGGAATTTTATTCGCCCTTTTCGCCTAGCGGGGGGACACCCCCAGAACCCCCGCTGGGTGGACGCTGAATACGGAGTATCTGGAATTTTATTCGCCCTTTTCGCCTAGCGGTGGTTATGTATTTGCATTCGCCTAGCGGGGGTTCTGGGGGTGTCCCCCAAAAAATTGAAATACTTTTTAGAATAAAAGTTATAAGCAACAACCAAGACAAACCGATAAAAATGGAAAACAACACAATTCTTACCAGCTTGGAAGAGACCAAAAATGATGTAACAGCATTACGGCAAATCATTTATACACAGGCGGCTCAGATTGACCTCAACCAGCAAATGATCCGTCAAATATTGGGCGGATTATTGAATGAAAAGCAGCAAAAAGTATTAAAATCTTATCTCAGTATGCTGTATGGAGATAAATATGTAGAAGAAGAAGACGATGAGGATGAGGATGAGGAGGAGGAAGACCAACGGTTCACGACCCGCCAAGGCGATGAGCACGAAGAACGACTCAACGCATTGGAAGCAAAATTTTGGGAACGCGATGCAAAGATGACCTTACTCGAAGAAAAAAACCGAGTAATGGAAGCGAAAATTGAAGAGATGGAAAAACGGCAACTGGAGAGATTGGGGTTAAATCTGTGAAACAAATAAATAAATATTCGAAAAAAATAATAAAGGGTTCTACTCTTTTTTATTTAATGTCCTTACTTACTGACGAAGATCTCCTACATAATTCATACACGATTGCCGAATTAGAAGCGAGTATAGATAATTTAAGTGTAAAATACTTATTAAATTATCAGATTTTGACGGCCGAGTTCTGTGCGAAATATATTTTAAATGATTATTGTGCAACTTGCCAAGAAGATACATACATTTGCACTGGAGATGTATTGCGAAAACAACCACATATTACCCGTGTCGAGTTAAATGCAGCTTGTATAAAATTTAACACGTTTGTATAGGCACGTTTGTATAGGCACGTTTGTATAGGCTTCAAGTACGTAAAAAATGATCACGATGATGTATTAAAAAACTTATTAAACCAAATAGAACATCCGCTAATAAATAGAGCCAAGCTTGTTTGTTACCTCTAATCGCATTATACGCAAACAACAAATATAAAATAGAATGGACAGGTCTTAAATTATTCCACCATATTTTCTCTCCCATTGTTTCGGGGCCTGTTTGTCTGGAACCGGTTAAAAAGATATAGATAAAACCTACCGCAGGGAGTAAAGCCAAGTAACCTAGATATTTCAAATATCGTGTATTTGCGTATTTGGTAATAACTGCAAAGAGAGAACGAACACCTATACAGCCTATTAAAAACATCCAAATTCTTTTTTGCATATTATTCATTATATTATAAACTATATAACAATTATTTATTTATGATTGCTTTATTTAAATGCCAAACATCTTTTCCATTTTCAAGAGTATCGGCAACGGAATAGAATCGATAATTGTTGCCGATTCTAATTCTCTCATTATATTCGGCGAAAGCGAACTCTTGTCTACTGTATTACTACCGTGGCCCGAAATAACAATTGTTTTCATTGGGTCCAATTGTTCCATCGGCTCTGTAAATGCATTGGTGAAACTGCTTTCTTCCGCTTTATCCAATCCCGCCTGATGTTGATGATTTTCTAGATAGGCACGTTTATAGGCCATACAGTTGTTGGTTGAATGGCTGTTGCCGAACAAACCTTTCATTTGAAAGAATTTGCCGGTTTCATAGAAGTAAATATAAGCCTGCGAACAGCCTGCAATAAGTGCCGAAGAATTTTGCAATCGATAAACGGCGTGGCTCACTCTGGTGGGTGGATAATAATCATCGTCATCTAGACAGACTATAATATCACCTCTACACACTTCGTTGCCGGCATTGCGTAAATCACTCAAGTGTTGCCGCTCATAACAACCGTGTACAAAACGAATAGGAATGTCGGTTTCAATATCATAGATGAGTTTGGCATTTTTCTTGGAATCCTCTATATCTGGAGAACCTTCGACGATAACCCATTCGATAATATTCTTATAGATTTGCCTATGAATAAGCATCGCGAGATTTCTTAGGCATTCTCGGCGGGAATATTGTGTGATAGTCAAAAGTGAGACGGTTGGCACTTGTTCATCTGTTACACTTGCTACGTTTGCTTCTACTACGCTTGCTTCTACTACGCTTGCTTCTACTGCATTTGGCATCTTTATATTTAATTTAATTATAATTTTTATATCATAATTCAATTTTATTCTTTTACATATAAAAAAAGAGTTTACACTCCTTTTGTTTTTTAATTGTTTATTCTTTATTCTTTAATCTTTAATCTAAACCCTCATCATCATCTTCCAGTCATTTTCCCACTCATCAATGTATCTATTGTATTCTTCAATCACTTTGGCTAATTCTTTCTTCAGCTTTGTGAGACAGTCGATATTGTGGCGGGCCCAGCCATCTTCGCGATTTTTTGCTCTTTCATTGTGCTTGACCGTTGATGAATACGTTAGATGAGCAATAATGAAGTCAATCAGATTGAGTGGTGTCTCGCCCGACGCATTCCTCGCTTCCAAATAATTGGGCTTTTCTTTTGCCATAGCAATAATAGTGTCCACCGGTATTAGCTTAGCATAGTATTCGTGATGTTCATCTTTCCAAGAGGGACGAGAACATGCGTCACACTCAAACATCTCAAACCCATTGCTGTAGGTCGTTATGGCCCAGTGGAGTTCGGTGTTTGAGCGGAGGTCACACACACACTTAACCCTCTCTTTACATGTACAATCATATAGCCAATTGTTGCGTGTGTTCAATAGCGACTCACACGTTAAGGCGCATGCTTTCTCGGTTTCATTCGCATAGTATTTTGTCGAAAACCCACACTCATTACAATGATAAGGTTTCGCGCATCCGGTATGATCTAACATATTAATCAACATATCAAATGCATCTTCTTCATCAAACCCATACACGTAAGGCATCCCGCCCGCACCATCACCACATTGGACGGAAAGCTTGTTGCGGTGAGTTCCACACATCATAACCGATCTCATAGGAGACATGCTAGACATTCGGCAAACATGTGGCGGTGTTGTTGGTGGCGTCGTCGTCCTTGGATGGTTACACCATTTAATATCATTGTGGGCAACGACCGCACCGCCACACGGTCCGCATTCATAGAATTCACAAACACTATTCATCATGCTTGGCTGCTTGGCTGCTTGGCTGCTTGGTCTCTCGTGTACAATTACTTCGTCAAATAAATCAGAACAATACCAAAATATGTTATTGTCTAAGAGTTGCTGTTCACTATTGAATAAAAAAGTATTTCAATTTTTTTCGAAATACTTTTTTCGTTCTATTGTAACTACTTAGAATGAAAACACGACATACAAGAATTCACATTCTTCATCAATCTCGGATTGTATACTAACAACCTCACTGCAGTGTCAAACAATTGTTTATATGTCTCTTTTTCTGACTCATCCGCTGGATATAAATTGTAATGTGTCATAATATAACTATACATCTCGTCCATTCGTGCCGTTAGCATTTCAGCGGTTAGCTTAGGTGTTGACGGCGTCGATACAAATTCACTCATTAGCAAAACTAATTGTGGAATTTCGTATTTATCTATTTTTCCATCTTTCAAGATAGTTTTAATCGACGTGTCGACCCGTAAATGAAATGCAACTAAATCAGTAGGGTTCATTATATATTCAGTTAAGTATAAATCTTTACATTCTTTTTTTTATTATTTCGCTCGCTCTTAAAACCTCATCAATCTCCGAATCCTCGATAATTTCATCTGTTGGATAATCATACGCATTATTGATGGAAAAGAGAATATTCAACATCATCCGGTCTTTGCCTGACCTATTTTTCTGGCCACGGTGATAGACATAATTCGGCATACGGAGTATCCCGAATGCTTCCGAATTGGCGGCCGCAAATTCATAATCCACACCCTCTTGCAAATCGAGATTGGAGAGATAAGCAATAATTTCTGGTTGCGTTAAATACAATGCACTCATTTTTAACAAATCGTTATAATAAACCAAATTATTATGAGGATTTATAAATTTTAAAAAAGCGGTTCCATTGAGGTCGGTTAATTCGACGAACGGTATAAAATAACTGATACTGTCGCCTAAATAATCGATATGAAACAATTGGTCCACACAATCCGGTGGCGCATTGATAATATTGATTTGTAATAAAGTATGTTTCTCTAAATCTTCTTTTAAATCTACACATTCTGCGTATAATAATGGAATTAAATACGCATATTTATTTTCCACCCATTTATTGCAGTATAATAACTTGTGATTAATCAATTTACTCCGGCTAGTAAAATGATTAAGGTGTGTTTGTAAGATCGTTTCTAATTCGGTTTGTAAGGGTGCGCTAATCTGCTTTTTGACAACATTCATTCCAGTTCGCTATATATATATATGTAATATTATATTTTATTCCGATGTTTTTTCTAATCTATTTCTTCTTACTCGGCCAATTCCCTCACCTCGGACACCCGACTCAACCCACGATCGCTCTTCTTATCCGTCACAATGTTTTCACCTTCGAACAACTCCTTACGCAAATCAGCTACAGAAATATCCTCTGTCCGATCCTTCACACTAACCAAATTGCCCTCTTCATCAATCGTTTGCGTCAAGACATTACCACTCGCCAACGCTTTCTTCTTATTGTCCTCCATCGCCTTTTCCTTAGTTTCGCGAACCCGCTTATCAAACTCCACCTTGGCTGAAGCTTCGTTCTTATTCTTCTCCTGCATAATTTGATTGAGCTCATCCTCCAAATACTCAACACGGCCGGTCTTGTAAGACTCAGGGTGAAACGGCATCCATAAGCCAACCGGTCCTACATAGACATCGTGATTAGGATCGACTTCACGCAACAATTTGCAGCGTAGTTCGGCTTCTTCTTGGGTGGGATAAGAACCCCGCACTTTTAGCCCCCTGACACTCGTCTGAAACCCGTGTTCTTTGCCAAAATCAGCTTCCAATCGCTCTTCATTCACATCGATAAAATTCTTATAATCGTCTTCGAGTGTTGTTAGAAATAGATTATCCTTTTCATCCTTGCAAAAATCTTGCAAATCTTTAGAAATAGTATCGAAATTCAAATTGTATTTATAGGCCAAAAAATTCAAAAAATGATTGAACTTTTCCAACGATTTGTTCATGTCCCACTGTTTTAGGAATTGCTGAAAATTAAATAATCCACGTTGTTTGATGATTTTTTCAGGGGACACAAAAGAGACACACGTAAATTTTTGACCGGCGATTGGTTTATCCTCGTCAAGCATATCTACATACTTGGGATTGGCTGAGCCGTCTGGATTAACGCGATAGGTGATATTTTTATTGTCCATTGTATATTTTTAATATATTAAGAGTATTTTAAGTTCTTTTTTCTAAAGAAAAATAACCCTTCTTTTTTTTTCTTTACAATTAATATAATATGTTGGGTATCGATATGAAAGAACTGATTAAACGCGCTATCAAATATTTAGTGGAAGGTTTAATGGTTGCCATTGCGGCTTTTGCCATCCCCCAGCAAAGTTTGAAATTCGACGAAATTGCGTTGATTGCCTTGACTGCGGCTGCCACCTTTAGCATTCTGGATACCTATGTTCCCAGTATGGGCGTCAGTGCACGCACGGGTGCCGGGTTCGGTATTGGTGCTAACTTGGTGCACTTCCCGGGTGGGTTCTAGATAGGGGGCGCTGCCTCCGCTGCGCATGCCACTGACCCCCGCCCTCGGGTAAAAATCGGGGTTGAAGTGGCAGAGCCCTTTAAAAATAAAATAATTTATAGGTTAAATTATTTTATGAGTTTTGGATTGTGATATCGGTATCAATTCAAAAGTATAACGCACACATAAACCTTAATCTTTCAAGAATTTCATTGTATTAATCATTTTGAAATACTTGATGATATTTATCTTCTTTAATTTAAAAGGACCACAATTAAGCTTAACGCAGACCGCATACTAAAATAAAGGCATAGTCCCAAACAGGTAAGTTTTTACCCATTCTGCAAAAAATTGAAAAGACCTCCACGATCGTTTGAACCCGTTACACACATAACACCATGGCGAAATTTATTCCTGAAAGAAGTTGCGATTTTACTAATTATCCAAAATTATTCCAAGGAACTTATTGGGGGCGTTATAAATGTTTAGTTGAATCTGACAGACAAAACGAAACCATTATAGGTCTAAATAGAAATAAGTTTGTTCAATTGTATAATTTGAGACGGGCAATTCGGGGATCAAAACGGATACATAAAAAAGCAGAATTAATAGTTAATAATCTTGATATAAGAGACAATATTGAATTTTATAGCACATATGACAAGAAAATAGTAACATTATTTAGTGCTAGTGTTATGGGCCATCATGAATTTATTATACAACAAGGATATATCCTATTTGACCCGCTTTATTCAACAGGACGACAAACTTATATTAAAATATTACAATAAACCGGCACTTGAAATGTGCGAGTAAAAAGGCATTGTCCCTTAGCGGGGTCGTAGGGGCAGAGCCCCTATATGGTAGCAATATATTCCCACCCGAGCTCCTCGCATATTTTTTTCCAAATCTCATCCTGCTCGATCCGCTTCTCTCGGTCCTTCAGCATCGGGAAGTACGGTAAGAAGTGATGCTGGTTCAAGAGTTCGCATAATTTATAAACGGTATAATAATAATTCAAGAAATTAACACGATCATCGGGGCAAAATTTCGCATACGGCCCTTGAATATCCATAAACAAATTGCACAGCATATTCTCTAACTCCGAGCTCATAATCGGCGGCTTGATACCAAGCTTATCTTTAATAAACGGAATATGTTCATAATACTTATTGTAGCCGAGCTTCTTGAGGATCTCTTTGGTCCTTTTATTTGTCATATGTGAGAGATCGATTCTCTCCTTTTTTATTTGTTGATTAATATTTTCAATGACTTCATCCGGAATTTGTGTCGTCTCTTTCGCCTGAAACTGGGCTAAGATTTCGCGGAAATGATTGATACGTTTATATGCATAAAAACAGACTTCTTTCGGTGGTTCTTTATACGATGGTTTCTCATTCTCGACCAAATATTTCACACTATTTGAGCAAAAATTACAAATCATAATGCCTTCATAATCGACAGCAATCATTTCGCCTTTATTACAGAAATTGCACACATCTGTCGGTATTACAAAATTATTAATATCGAGAAAACTCTCATCTACATTGGTCATATAAGTTTGGATATTTTTCCGTTCTTTACCTAATTCCTCTGCGAGCTCACTATCTTCGGTATTTATTTTAAAAAATTTATCAAGGAGAGTTGTTTTATTGGCGCAATCAGCTATTTTTTTCTTATTTTCAAAATAATCAAAGACATAGGATGAATTATTTAATAAATATTCTTTCTCCTTTTTCCGTATTGTTGCTATTTTTTGTTTAATTTCCTTTAAAGAATCACATAAATCCAAGCGATCATCAACCGATAAATTTGCATTTTTTAATTTCACGCAAATCTCTCGTTTCTCATTTAGTAAAAGCGGTAGCTGCTCTTCTTTATCGGTTGTAAAGCCATCGATAATTTCTTTATGTTTGCCATCCAGCGTTGTAATATTTTTTTTTGATATTACAATTTTTTTATAATTCTTTGGTTTAAAAGTAGGCATTATATATTTATTAAGAAGTCATTTATTTAAGCATTAGGTTTAGAAATAATTAATGTTTTCTAATCTATTGCTAAAATGGAATTGAATGTTAATCTAGCTGCCGCCGATTTAACGGTGGGGTTTATTGAATTACAAAAAATGTTATTTATTCATAATGCAATCGATGCCGGTTGGGCTGTGAAAAAACGTGATGACAAATATTTTTTTAGCAAAAAGCACGAAAATAAAAAGGAGGTCTATTTAGACACATATTTGCAAAATTTTATAGAAGCTAATTTAACCTCTAAGCAAAAAACTTCAGCAAATTGATATGTGGTGCGATGCTCTTGCTCTTTTTGTCGAGACCTATTTTTATGTTTATGTTTATGTTTTTGTTTTTGTTTTTTTCCTCTTTTTCCTCTTTTTTAATATTTTTATTAAATTAAATATTAAATCCCAAAATTTTTTTCTTTAGCCATAATATAACAATGGGAGGAGGTTTGATGCAACTCGTAGCTTACGGCGCTCAAGATGTCTACCTGACTGGTAATCCTCAGATTACCTTCTGGAAGGTGACCTACCGTCGCCACACGAACTTTTCGATGGAATCGATCGAACAGACCTTCAACGGTCAAGCTGATTTTGGTCGCCGTGTGACCTGCACCATCAGCCGCAACGGTGATTTGGCTTACCGCACCTATTTGCAGGTGACTCTGCCTGAAATCAACCAGTCTATGGCCAACTCCGGCACTGCCGGTGTCTGGGCCCGCTGGCTCGATTTCCCTGGTGAGCAGATGATCTCCCAGGTTGAAGTCGAAATTGGTGGTCAACGCATTGATCGTCAATATGGTGACTGGATGCACTTGTGGAATCAGCTCACCCTTTCCAAGGAACAGGAGCGTGGTTACTTCAAGATGATTGGTAACACCACCCAGCTTACCTTCATCACGGATCCTTCCTTCTCGTCGGTCGATGGTCCCTGTTCATCCAACGCCCCCACTCAGGTCTGCGAGCCCCGTAATGCTCTCCCTGAAACCACCCTCTATGTGCCCTTCCAGTTCTGGTACTGCCGCAACCCTGGGCTTGCGCTCCCCCTCATCGCCCTCCAATACCACGAAGTCAAGATCAACTTGGATATTCGTCCTATTGATGAGTGCCTGTGGGCCGTGGCTAACATTGCCACTCCCTCTGCTACCAGCCAACGTGTGACTGCCGCCTACAACCAGTCCCTCGTCGCTGCTTCCCTCTATGTCGACTATGTCTTCTTAGACACGGATGAGCGCCGCCGTATGGCCCAGAACCCCCACGAGTACCTCATCGAACAGCTCCAGTTCACTGGTGATGAGTCCGTCGGTTCGTCCTCCAACAAGATTAAGTTGAACTTCAATCACCCCTGCAAAGAGTTGATCTTCGTTGTTCAGCCTGATGCCAATGTTGATTACTGCTCGTCCCTCACCGGCGGCACCACCCTCTTCCGCACGCTCGGCGCCCAGCCCTTCAACTACTCCGATGGCATTGATGCTTTACCTAACTCCATCATGGCGTTCGGTGGTAAGACTGAGACCGTCTCTGGTGACTTCGTCTCCAGCTCGGGTCTCTTCTTTGACCCCGCTGCCGTTGATGTTACCTCTGGCTTTGGCTCCAACTGGAACACTCAGCCTTTCGCCGCCAACAACGCCTCGGGTGTCTCCGATGCCGGCACCTTCGTCCTCACTGAAACGTCCCTTGACCTCCACTGCTGGGGTCAGAACCCCGTCGTCACCGCTAAGCTCCAGCTTAACGGCCAAGACCGTTTCTCTGAACGTGAAGGTTCTTACTTCTCCCTCGTGCAACCCTACCAGCACCACACCCGCGCCCCCGATGAGGGTATCAACGTTTACTCCTTCGCCCTCCGACCTGAAGAGCACCAGCCCTCTGGCTCCTGCAACTTCTCGCGCATTGATAACGCCACACTTCAGCTGGTGTTGTCCAATGCCACGGTTCAGGGCACCAACACGGCGAAGGTACGTGTCTACGCCACCAACTACAACGTGTTGCGCGTAATGTCCGGTATGGGTGGTTTAGCATATTCCAACTGAGCGGTTTGGGTGGAAAAAAAACATTTATTACTTTTACAATATTGCAAAACAAACTTAAAGACATATCATACTATAATAATTATAATATGATTAACGAGAAAATTGAATCTCTAACTGCAGCCACTAACACTGCTTTACAGTCAACAATGAAAGTCATCACTACTATTGATACGACGCTCTTATGTGGAGTCTTGGATTTTGCTGGAAAAAGATATTATTTGGATTTAAATGATTTCAATGCGTTTGTTTTAGCGGGTAAAAAATTTAATTTTATCAATGAAACTGATGTATATCCTTCCTATTTGTATAATTACAAACGTTTTTCCTTACTGGAACATATATTCGTCTATAATTCAACTAACATTAACTACGTTTTCAAAAATAATAATCCGCACGATTTACGGCGGACTAATGTAGAAATCTATCACAAATATCACGATATAGTTAAAGAGAACTATAATGTAATAGAATATGTGCAAGGCCATCATTACACTGTTGGCAGTGATGCGTATGTAGTAAAAAATCCTATGTGGAAAATACGAACAATTCGGAACGAAGAGCAAATTATGATGTTTTGTGAAAAAGATATCTTGTGTATTTTATCCAAAGAATCTTACCAAAAAATATTGGATTACGAAAAAAGAGAAAATAATGGAAAAAAAATAACGTTTTACATTCATCAAAACGGTTATATTGTTTGTTCCAATAATTTATATATACATCAAATTATTATGAATTGTCACGGCAATGGCAAGGGCACCAAAAATGTCAGTGTCGACCATATTGACCGCAACCCTTTAAATAATACGATGGAAAATTTACGAGTGGCTACGAGAGAAGAGCAAGAACAAAATTCGAAAGGTATTGCGGTCGGTACCAAAAGAGCCCGTAAACACAATGCCAAGCCATTACCTGAAGGTATAACACAAGAGATGATGAAAAGATATGTGAATTATTATCACGAATTTCTTGATAAAGAAGAAACAAAATTTCGTGAATATTTTAAAATCGAAAAACACCCCAAGCTAGATAAAATCTGGATTGGTACAAAGTCCAATAAAATATCTATTTTTGAAAAACTAAGACTTGTAAATAAAGTGGTATCCGACCTAGAACAGGATATTTATCCAGAAAATAAAGATATTGGTTTACCGACTTATGTTACAATTAAAAATGAGCGTGATAAATTTCATATGGTATTTGATAAGAAAGAAAATGAGAAGCGTTTTAATTTACGGATGGTATTGCCCAAAAATTACAACCTAGAAGACCAACTCGGCATTTTTAGAGAAAAGGTTAAGACAAAATATGAGATAGAAATTTAATTCAACGTCCGCCAAGTGGAAAAGTGTTTCAATGCAGAATAATCCACATACTTGCAATCCAGAAAATCATAACAATTCGGATCAGTTGTATCCAAGCCTTTGAAAACCAGCTTATACGTGAATAATTTTTTGTCTTCATAGATAATGGCATTATTCAAAAGTAAAGCGTGCATATCATTGTATTTTACAATCTCAATATTATTATCATACCGCGGCACGAGGTTATAGAGAAAAATATTTTTCTTGATCATCACGATACCACTTGTCCATTTTTCAGCGCGTTTTAATGAAATATTCATCACTTGCTTACGGATTGCATCATAACCACCTTTAATAACAAATGACATTTTTGTATTAATTAGTGATGTGTTTTTATATATATTTATATATAATAAATATAAAAATGTCAGATTTTTTCAAAAAATTAATGCCTTATGAAAATAAATGGTGTGATATGATGGGCTATTTTAATCCTTATACAGATAAATTTACTACACGCCTTACCAGCAAAATGCCTTTTTTTGACAAACAGTGTTATTATCGGTATCCTCGGTTCAAACATGTCTATGATAAACTCTGGATTGTAAAAAGCCAAGGGTTACCGGCAGGTCGTTTAGAAAAACTCAAAGGCAAAGAAGAGAAAGTTACCTATCCTATTTTCATTAAACCACGCTGGGGCCATCTCAGTGCTTCCAGCAAAAATTGTTTTAAAGTCACTAGTGCAACGGAGCTGAAACAGTATGTAGAATACAAAAATATGATGTGGTCCGAATTCATCGAAGCCAAAGAAGGGATGACGGATTACATTATGCTCAATGGGAAAATCGTGCATCAAATTACCTATGTTTATTCGGATAAACAAAATGGTTTTAGTGACGATTGGAAATATATTGGGCCCGAGTCAACGCCACCACCGATTATTACCGAATGGGTAAAACATCATATGACTGAATTCTCTGGTGTGGTAAATGTCCAATACCGTGATGCAAAAATCATCGAAGTAGGTCTCCGGTTTGCTCGGGCGGGTGCATATTTGTTAAGTACAGAAAACGAAGCTCTCATCACCAATATCAACAATATTTTCATCAAAAAGGAATGGAATTATAATTTAACAGCCGAAATGAAATTCAAACCGTTTTATGTCTTTAAATGTTTCACCAAATTACCTATTCTTTTTCTCTTTCCGCAAAAAGTTGTCGATTGGTATATTCAAAAACACACCAAGCGGCCTTTTTATGAATATTATTTTGAACCGGTCGGCAAAACTGGTATGGTTTTTTTCCAGTTTATGGATGATGATTTTGAACGCGGGATGCAAACCAAACGAGAGATTGAAAAATTCTTTGATCGGGCGCAGATAATAATGTATGTATTGATTGGTTTAGCGATGATAATTGGCTTGACCAAATCATCCTATCGGTACCCTTTTTTCTTATTCGTCCTCTGCGTTTTTCTCATCCGCATATTTAATCCGATTATTGTGAATTATAAATTATACAAAGCACAGAAACAGTCGATTTTTAAAGAAGGGCCGACGAAAGACACAGAGAATGATTTAGAACCGTTTGATGCTGTGTGATATGATTCTTTTTTATTTTTATAGCGTTATATTAATGTATACCAAAAAAAAGGGCAGAAAAGGCAGAAAGAAAAGCAGGAAAAATAATAAGAGAACGAAAAAATACACTGTAAAGAGATACATTAAATATGGCGGGACACCTACGCCTCCGCGGGTGTGGTCACAAATTCCCCGCGAACATCAATCCCTCTGCGTAAAAAAATACCCCGAAGATTTAAGAAAACTTGGCAATGAATGTTATAAATATGGCAACAAATTATGGATACGCGTGCAGTATGATATGAACGATGTTACAGATGAATTGGCGCCACTGCATATATTCAATGAAACAACAACAACACCGAACAATTATAATGCGATTGCTGAAGGTATTCATAATTTTATGCTATTTTGGGATGATGTAAAACAAAAGTATACACTTGTCACGTCTTATTTCAATGCCTTTGAATTTGGCTCAAAACATAATATCATCAGTCTACGTTCATTAGATAAAACACCAGATACGTTTATTATATCAGGTGAAATAAAGAAGAGGGGTAACAACATACATTTTCACGATACGAGTTCGCAATATTTTCGCCAAGAATGTAATCTCAAACGGCGTTCTCCTGTGATTTACCTCTATGATTTAATTAATAAATATAACATAGAAATATATGAAGACGGCGATGTTTCGGACGACGATTTAGAATTACTAAAAACAACTATTTTAGAAAATAATAATTTTGATGCAGAATTTAGTGTGAATCTGGGTAATGTATATTCATTGCCTGAATTAAAAGCTTTATTATTGACAGTTTTCCCAATTGGAAAATTAGATGAGAGTGATATCTTTCGTGATTATATAAGTTTGATTCAAACTATTTTAATAGATGCATTCAAGCGTGTTTTTAAAAAAGATAATATCCTTGTCAACTTTGTACCTTTCTTTACTGCTGAAGAATATAATGAATATGATCAAAAAAATGTACGCAAAATGACCAATATACTCTGTCCTAAGGTTCCATTTGATGTTTACCATACGAAAAAGGCGTGTGATGATAAAAATGTTGAAAAAAAAAAACCTTTTAAATCGTGCAATATTCCCGAGGATGAACCGAGTCATTCTTCGTCGACATTACCACCGGCAAAGAGAGCAAAATAAAATTAAAAAGTAAACTCGCTAATGCATAAACTCGCTAATGCATAAACTCGCTAATGCATAAACTCGCTAATACATAAACTCGCTAATGCATAAACTCGCTAATGCATAAACATCCCTTTGATCTCTTCGAACTCATCTGTCGATCGAAATAGATTAATAATATCTGCACTAGTGTATTTGCCATCAATCTCCTTTAAAATATCTTCCTCCTCCACCTCGATGTCCCAAAACTTTTCAATCATTTTTGCTACATCATATGTCGAACATTTTTTAAAATGGAGCTTGATATCTATGCGTCCCGGTCTTATAAGGGCTTTATCCAACACATCCAATTTATTGGTCGTCATAATAAGAATTCGGCCACTGCATTCGTGGATCCCATCAAGCATATTCAACAAATAAGAGAGATTGTTATTTTTTGTGGTATTTGACATTTTTAATAGACTGGACAGTAATTTTACTTCATTGGTGGAATTGTCACATACGTTTTTAGAGGGATCATTTGTGGATGGCACTGCTACTGACGTTTGTTGTTCTACCGTTGTCTGTCTCTCCTTCACCACCTCCCCGAGCGCATCAATATCTTCAAAAATCAAAATACGTTGGCTTTGTGGAATGATATGTGTTTCATCCAGTTCTTCATTGTAAATCAAATGTTGCAAATCATTAAAATCCATTCCATCATTGAGTTTAATATCAATGCCGTGCCGCTTTGTGTAATTCATCAGCTGTTTTATGAATCGTGTTTTACCGCAACCGGGTTCCCCGTATAAGAGAATACCCAGATTATAAGGAATACCTTTCGCTTGATACCACGGTTTATTGTTCAAGAAAAAATCAATCTTCTGTAATACAGTCTCAATCTCTTGGAAATAACTGTTTTGAAAAGTAATTGATGATTCCCACGGCACAGATTCCACCAAAATGCTACTTTTCTTCTTTTTCCCTGTAGTTTCCGCTGGCTTGGCTGTACGTGCCGTGATAAACAGTTGCTTTGTATTCGATGTATGCCGCAAATGTTCCTTATAGGCCAAGACCTTTTCATCCACCCACGCTTGTAGCGCATCCAAAGACAAAGTATAGGTATACACCGTCAAGGTATTGAATTCGACAATCTCAGTGTATTGTGCGTGGCGGTGCTTTTCTTTCATCCCGTTGATAATGCGGCCGCGGATTTGGTGAGTCAATTTAAATTCTTTACTTTGTTCAACCAAATATCCACTGTATTTTTCGCTCCCGTTATCCCAGTCAAATTCCAAATCTTCTTTTAACCGATACACCGTCTCGTTTTTCTTCGCCAAAAAAAACATAATAGCTTTGAATTTAATGGACCGTGCATTGGGTTCGGTACTGATGACGATACTTTTTTTATTATGGTCACTCCATCTGCGTGATAACTCAGCCAAATACTCTTTATCCGTATTGTAAAAGAGAAATATAAAGAAAGCTAAGAAAGCCATATCCAAGAAAATAATCCCAGTCTTGAGAGATTCAATAATACCTGACGCTTGACCCATAATGATGGGGATAATAAAATAGTCGGGTGACATCTCTCAGATCTTGTTTAGATATGGTGCGTTATTTTTAAGCACTTTCACCACACAACCTTTCCCAAAGGTTGAGCCAAACAAACCAACCAACTTTTGGGAAAGGTTGAGCCAAATATTATGAAAAAATAAAAAACATAATTGTATTTTTTATTTTTTATTTTTTGTCCGAAGTTTTGCGGCACAAAGTTTGGCCCAACCTTTTCTAAAGGTTGTGTTTTGCGGCACTTTTCTAAAAAGTGCTAGGTTGTGTGTTTTGCGGCACTTTTCTAAAAAGTGCTAGGTTGTGCGTTGAAGAGCCGATTCATATTTATAACCTCCGGCTTGTCTTCCTCCCGCTGAAACAATTTATAAATCAAGCTATTCGCACGAAAGCGCACACTATAGTCCTGCTGTAATTTATTCCTACCAATGCGTCCCATCGCCTGTATACATTTTTCCTGACTCATCGCTGCCAAATCATTTCCAATATACCCGTGGCAGAACTGATAATTCGTCCCATAAATATAATCCGTCGAGGCAATAATCATAAACAACTTCTGCTCTTGTGCCAATTTTTTCATAATTTCGGTATAACGGGTGCTCTTATGTTCCGCAAACACACCAATACCCATCAACAACAGTAGCTTCCAATAATCTTGGACATCCGTGATCCGCATTATCTGTTCGACCGTATCTTCCGAAATCTCACACGTAAATACATTCGCGTGGTTCATTCTCGCCGCATATTTATACAAGTGGTCACGTGTATTCGGGACATACGTCGGGTTCAAAATAATCGTTTGCATACTTTGTTGCAATACAGCAAGCTTTTCCTTCTTCTCTTTCATCTCGGGTGACAGCTTATCATCTCCATTTTTTTTGTCCTTTTTACTGGTCTCGCTTGTGTTTTTTGCCGCCACTGCATCTTCCAAGTCTTTTTCCAGATCTTTCATTTGATCCATCAGGCTACGGTTGAAATGGATTTTGTCCATAATTTCTTTGAGGACGTGGTCAGGTATTTTCGCAATTTGAATATAAAACTGCCCGATCTTATTAATGTCGTCCGCCAGAAAGATAGTTGGACCATCTGTCAATGTATAAGCATCGGATGTAGTTACATTGACATTCGATTCGTGAACCTTTTTCCGTGTCGCCGTCAAGGACTGATAAATTGCCGGATACGCCTCCGCTTTCACATTACCTAGTACTTCCAAGTAAAACACTTTGAGCGAAGCCATATCTAGTGCGTCCATATCAGGGAAATACGCTTCAATCGTATAGCGATCGTTTTCTAAATCGGTTGGCTTGGCTGTCAAGATAAAGCGCACCGCTTCGCGCAAATCAATATACCGTAACAATGTTTTATGCTGTTTGCAATGGTCAACCACTGCCGTTATTTTTTCATAATCGTCATACAAGTAATGCGGCATTTCGACAAAACCTTCGCGATTAATCAGTGGGATGGTTTTCTTACAATCGTAGCTGATGATTTCGTGCACTTGCACGCCCGCGAACCGAGAACAGAAATCTATAATGGTGTCGGTTATTTCGCTTTGTTGTGGTAGTGTGGCCGACGACAGCACGAGATTCGGGATAAGGTTTTCGGCCCAGTTCTTCTGGATAATGGCGTGTAACTCGTGCTCCGCATAATCCATCGTAATAGTCGGTTCATCCCAATACGTGATGATCTTTTCTTTCGGATTAAAGGCTAACATATAGAGCATCGCAGGCAAATACGACTGCACGTCGCAAATCATTATTTCGACCTTTTCCCCCTGCGAATTATCGACTTTCCCAATACCACCACTCTTGGCATTCTTCGTATATTCTTTTGCCGCATAATAGTGCAGCCGAATATCCTCTGCATCGTGGCAGCCAAAGGCAAAGGCAATTTTCTTTTGGATGGAAATAGCGGCTTTAGCCAATGAAAGTCCTACGTGTCGCGCGGCGCATACAAAGATAACTCGATGTGTTGACGCTAACCCGAGCGGTGACATCGTTTTCCCCGTGCCGGTTGGTGCGATGTAAAGTATGAGTTTCGGCTGCGGCTGCTTACATATCGTAAACAGTTGCTTTTGATGATCATATAATGTCTCATCCGCATAGCGGAGCAAATAATCATTCTTCTCGATCAGTGTATAGCTTTGCTCGACCAAGGCCAACATTAATTCAGTAGGTTTGAATTTTGCCACAATGCCGCTCAACACTTCCGTCAGTTGCCGCCGAAATTCATTATTGACATGCTCGATCTTGTATTTGAGGAGTTTATGGATGGTATACAGATAGAAGAGCCATTCTTTTTTAATCTTCGTTGGTTTGCCAGCCAAGAGTTTTTCCAATAATTCCAACAGCATAAATTCAAAGATATGGGATTTCTGATCTTCGATATGCTTTGTCGTATTTTCCATTCGGATGAGGTCGGCCTTTTTCAAGACCAATTTCTCCTTTTTTTGGCCTTTCTCCACAGGCGGAGGCACTACGCTGTATTTCTTATAGAGCTCTTCCAGCTTGGCTTGGAAATAGTTTTTATAAATATAATCATCAAACTGTGCCGGATTAGTGATTTTCATATGCTGCGCCAAAGAGAGGGTATAATTACGCGAGATATTGACATCAGCGAAGCCGTCGGATATTAAAGCCAATATACGCTTTTCATTATCACTGCACGGCACTTCAATTGTGCCCCATTCTTCTTTGGTGAGCTTGCATTGATTGGTGATGAAATCCATTTTGTTAAGTTGGTTCAGTGTGTTTATAGTTAAGTATAGACGTAATCTTTATTTCAATTTTATTAATTAAAAAATTGAATATAAATAAAAAAGATATTTTAGAATATAAACTATATTATATTAGTAAAAATGCCTGCCGCTAACGCTATGCCTGCCGCTAACGCTATGCCTGCCGCTAACGCTATGCCTGCCGCTAACGCTATGCCTGCCGCTAACGCTATGCCTATCATTCTCTCCATCGAAGGTAACATCGGCTCTGGTAAATCCACTTTATTAACAAAGTTGCAAGAAATTTTTGACATTGATCCAACGATTTGTTTTCTCCAAGAGCCAGTCGATATCTGGGATTCGATTAAGGATGAACACGGGACGTCTATATTACAGAAATACTATGCAGATCAAAAACGCTACGCGTTCTCCTTCCAAATGATGGCTTATATCTCTCGGATCGCAATGATGCGCGAAGCATTGAAGAAAAATTACCGTCTCATTATTATCGAGCGGAGTGTCTATACCGATTCGGCTGTTTTTGCAAAAATGCTCTTTGACGATAAGAAAATCGAAGAGATCGAATACAAAATCTATTTAAAATGGGTCAATGAATTTATTGCCGATTTCCCACCGGTGCGATTTATCTATGTGCGCGCGGAGCCTGAAGTATCTGCCAAACGTGTCTTGCAGCGCGGCCGCCAAGGCGAAATGATTCCCCTAGACTATTTGAAAAATTGCCACAAATACCACGATGAATGGTTATTGAAATATAACATTAGTCCTGTATTGGTTTTAAACGCCAACGTGGACATTACACAAGACAGTAAGGCATTGGCTATGTGGATACACGATATAAATTCCTTGATTTATCAATAAAATCGAAAATTCAATAATTTCAAAAAATCACTTTTTCAGGTTTGTTTTTCAGAACTCGATTTTGGACATTTTTGGAATGTCCAAAAACCAAAAGGGCCTCCCAAATTGGCGTCGAAAAAATGAAAAAATAGAATTGAGAGCATAATGGTGTCCTTTTTATTTATGTCGAAAAATGTTGTGACCATCACTTTTTTTCATATTTTTGCCGAAAACCGAATTTAGGGATATAAAATATCCTTAAAATGATATAAGATTATTTTAATATAAAAATAATATTATTTTAACATATACATGCCAAAGAATGAAATTGATTATTCGAATACAATTATTTATAAAATCACATGTAAAAATAAAGATATAACGGATGTATATGTGGGACATACAACCAACTTTGTCCAACGCAAACACGCTCACAAACAAAGTTGTCTTAACAATAAATCGCCAAATAATAATTGCAAGCTTTATGAGGTCATTCGCGCAAATGGTGGCTGGTCAAATTGGCAGATGGAAATAATTAATTTCTTTAATTGTGCTGACCATTATGCAGCGAGAAAAAAGGAACACGAATATTTTATTGAATTAAATGCCACATTAAATAGCATCGAGCCTTTACCCAAACCAAAAGTTGTAAATGAAAATAAACCAGTAAATGATAATAAACCTGTAAATGTAAAACCAAATATCGAGTTTAATAATTTAAAATCATTCGATATTCATAATAAACATATAAAAAAAGGAAAAGATAAAAATGATATAGAAAAAATTCTACAAAATCCCAAAAATTTTCATTGCGAAAGTTGTCATCTAGTTACGAGCAACAAGAAAGATTATTCAAAACATTTATTAACCACAAAACATTTAAAAAACGCAGAAGGATATAAAAAGATACAAAAATCCCAAGAGTTGGTGTGTGAATGTGGTAAAATATACAAACATCATTCGGGATTGTGGAGACATAAAAAGGTATGTAACATAGATGAATGTAAACTGGATAAAAATGAAATATATAAAAATGAAATATATAAAAATAAAGTATTAAAAAATGAAATATATAAAAATGAAATATATAAAAGTGAAGAAAACGAAATAGTAACTCTTATAAAAGATAATAATGATTTTAAAAATATTATTATAGAAGTTGTGAAAAATAATGCGGAATTGCAAAAACAAAATCAAGAGTTTCAAAAACAAATGATGGAAATGTATAAAACAAATAATAATTCGGTTATTGCAAATAATAGCTATAACAAAACATTCAATATGCAGTTCTTTTTGAACGAGCAATGTAAAGATGCGATGAATTTGATGGATTTTGTGAATTCGATGACATTGGAACTCTCGGACCTCGAAGATGTCGGAAAGCTCGGTTATGTGGAAGGCATCAGTAATATTATTATTAAAAACCTGAATGCCTTGGATATTTACAAACGGCCCATTCATTGTAGTGACGCCAAACGAGAGATTATGTATGTGAAAGATGATAATGTTTGGGAAAAAGAAACCAGCAACAACGATCGCCTCCGCAAAGCGATTAAACGTGTAACCTATAAAAACAGTGCGTTACTTGTGCCGTGGAGCCAGAAGTATCCCGCCTGTATGAATAACCAACATCATTTGAATGATGTCTATGTGCAGATGATGGGACAGGCAATGGGAGGGAAAGAAGAATTTGTCGATAGTGAGAATAAAATAATGAAGAAAATTGCGAAGGCGGTTTTGATAGATAAAATCAACCTTTAAAACACTTTTCAAAAAAGTGCGGCAAAACACTCGGGTGTAAATAGAAGCGGTATTTTTTACACCTTTGGACATTTAAAACGCTGACTTTTATTCTAGACAATTATAATAAAAAATAAATTAAACCTAAATCTCTTATAAAACAAGGACCATCATCACCTTGAGTGAAATACTAAATTAGTTTTACTACAAGCGCTTATCGTTGAATGGGTGATAATGGGGGAAAATTTTATCGCTGATAACACTTTTAGCAGTAGGGTTTAGACCAACGATATTGGGGTTCGGGTCCATTTTCAAAACAAAATTTATATAGGTCTTTGACAACATACAGACGATAATTACTGGTGAAATGTTGTATTGTTTTCCAATTTGAAAGCACACTCCAATTTTCAGGACCCATCATTGGTTTTTGTCTTCTTTCAATTACACCCGATCTATATACTCTTATATTATCGGTGAAATAAACACAATCACAACGATATTTTTTTTTGCGGCGTTGGTGTTCTCGGTCCATTGTAGTTTTGTTTTTTTTTTCAGGTCTCCCTCTCTTTAATCTCATTTCGGTTTCCTCTTCCTCTGCTTTTTTTTTAAATTTCATTTCTTCTTCAGCCTTTATTTTTGTTTCTGCTTTTTTGATTGCCCTCACCCATTCTTCTGCTTGTTGCTCTATAGAAAGAGTAATGTCCATATTTGTAATTAGAGTTGATTATATTATAAAAATCATTTTATTTCAATTTTATTTCAATTTTTTATAAAAATCGTCGTTTTAAATGTTAAAAGGTGTAAAGAAAGTTTGGTTCAACCTTTTTGAAAGGTTGTGAAAGGTTGAGCTTAGATTTACACCCGAGTGTTTGGCTCAACCTTTTTGAAAGGTTGTGTAAAAACAATTTAAAATTACCAGCTGTATATAAAGAGTATAATATGTTTGACGAGTGTATCAAACACATTAAAGATCATCTCCACATTTCCTATGATAAGGATTTAATTATCGACCCGAATGCAAACGATGAGTCTTTTATGGATGGCATCCAGACCTTATCGAGACTCACCTTATTTTATAATAAAAATCCAATTCACGAAAATGTGATGCCGTTGGATTTCTTGCAAATCGATTTTGCTCGTTATGATAAAACCTTTCTCTCAGGTTTATGGTATGATGATGTTCACGTGATAAGTTGTCCACCCCCCGAGCTAGCCGAACAATACATTAGAATGGCGTGTACCTTTGCACAAAGTGTCTCGTTTATTCTGCCAAAAAATGCACCGATTGCATTTCCGAAGAATTATTTTTGTTTAGTTAACACACAATTTTCAAAAGAGATGGTCTTTCAAATATGGTTAAAATCTGATTTCTAACCATCTGATTTCTAAAAGTGCGAAAGTGCCAATGTAGAATTCAACTGCCTCCGCCCTTTATACTTGAGCAGGTCCACTTTGGTCGCTGTGGTTGGAAACAGTTCAGCGCCATAGACATCTTGCAGTAGCAACCATTGAAACATTCCTTCCGAAAAAATGTAAACATTATAAAAGCCAAGTTTTATTAGTTGCTCATATTTTTTTTGTACCGTTTTATCTGTTGAATTCATCCCGTAAATTATGATACGAACTTCGGTGTTTTTTTTCAGCTGTGCATTCAAGATTTCAACCTCGGCTTCAATCGGCAAAGTCCCTGCAATCAAACAATTCTGCATATGCGCATCTAAAGTATTAATGATGAGTGTTTTTTCTTTGTCGCAGATGGCCGATTGAAGATCTTCGAAATTTATATTAGGAATCGCTGATATTGAGTTACCCATTAGTTTATGTTTAAACATTAATTTTTAAATATAAACACACACACAACCTTTGCACTTTTCAAAAAAGTGCCGCAAAACAATGGACCAAAACACTTTTCCGTGGAACAAGTTCAAAAGTGCCGCAAAACATTGGGCCTGAGCACTTTTCCGTGGAACAAGTTCAAAAGTGCCGCAAAACATTGGACCCAAGGGGTTTGGTTCAACCTTTCTCAAAGGTTGTTTGGCGCAACCTTTCTCAAAGGTTGTTTGGCGCAACCTTTCTCAAAGGTTGTTTGGCGCAACCTTTCTCAAAGGTTGTTTGCTTTATCAAACACCCAATGATGGTCATTCAAATGTACGTGTGTCAATATACGTTGTCTTAATGCTGGCGCGGATATATTGACGTCCCTTGCCGCTGATGCAATTGTTGGAAATGCTGTTTTTTGGCCTGTCGTACAACATACTTTGAACACAGCTTGTGCTTTGTATTGTTCTTCCAAGCTTACGCCGGAGTAACGCCAAAGAAAGCCTTGGCAAACTCGTTTTTCCCTCAATGCAATTCCAATTGCGGTTCCTGTCGTTAGTCCAAGAGACCGACCGGCGGCTTCAATGCTTTCATAAGTGTTCATTATTTCGCCTGTCTCTTTATTGATTTGGTCAATGGATCGTTTAGCCTTTTTTATTGCCGGAGCTTCTGGATTAATGTATTCGCTGGGCTGAATAGTTGTTATTTGTTTATTTTTTACGATACTTAATAATTTCTCGAGATCTGTAGACTGTTCATTTAATAAATTTTCTAAACCCACTGCAATATCCACAATTAACTTGACGTTTTCAAATTCCCCTTCAAATTTATTAGATCCCATCAATGTCATTGTTTGTTTCAACAGAAACATCATATTTTTTTCACTAAAAGGGAATTTTACCTCAGCTTTATATTTCATTTCGCCTGTGGGATGCAAATGTTTTAAATTCGCAATGATATTGTCAAAATCTTTTTGTCGAGTTATCGAACAAATGAACCGCATGTCCTCGTATTGATAAACATATAAAATATAACAAAATTTACAAAGGGTATAATTGCTGGCAATTTTATCTTTTGCCGTAACGGTAATATCATCGAGGTTCTTTCCGGTAAAGTTTTCCAATTTTTGAGAGAGATTAATAATTTGTTTATCTTTCTCCGAATTTGCTGTTTTAAACTTTTGCAATTCTTCTTCTAATTCAGCATTCTTTTGAAGTAATAAATTATAGTTCTCTATATTGTATTCATTGTGTTTGATAATTTCTTTAATAAAACCTTCCACCTTTTCTAAAGTAAAATCACCGTCATCCAGTGCCAATAATTCACGGTGAGAAATATTATCGCTGGCGGTGATGCTACGTAATCGTTTTTTCAAAATAGGGTGTTTTTTAATATGGTTTTCGATCTCGATTTTATTTTTGACTTTAAATGCGGCATACAAAATGAAATTATCGTAAGTTTTTTTATGAGAGGCTACCCGTTGTTGAAGGTCATTGGTTTGGCCAAATTTTATAACTGTCTCATTATACATCTTGTGGCCAGGTATTCCGAGTGTTTTGTTATCAACTTTGCCGATATAGATGCACTGAGTATTCAATGGAAATTGTTCAATTAATGTTTTCTCTTTTAAGAGTTCTTTATCTTTCTCGACGTTTTGTAACTGTTTCGTTTGTATAGTGAGTTGTTTTCTCATTTCATTATTTTCTTCATTTACGACTTCTTGTATGATTGTTTCCATTTTCAAATAATACTCGTGTATTTCGTCTGCTTTTTTCGTGCCAGCCTTCAAACACATTGATTTAAATGTTTTCAAATTTAACATAAATAATTCTTTGTTTTGACCACCCTTTATACTTGTTGTTCGCTTTCCCTGTGGGGAAAGCGATTTTTTATAGTCTTTGTCAATTACAAAATTTTTTTCTAATAAACTTTTTGCCTTTACTTTTTGATTGAACCCCATCCATTCCCATACATTATCCAAATCAATGACAAAATCATTTGTCGGGTCGTGATTCAGATAACAATAAAAACTGGATAAAAACATTTGTTGTTCAAATTCAGTGAATTGTTCCTTTATTTTCGTCAACATTTTGACATTATAATCGTTCGATAATCGCGTAATCGGATTTTTCTCGATGAGTTCGACAATATTGAGTTCCATCTTTATGATTTAATATAAAGAAATGTCTTTATATTAAAATAATCGCTATCGCTTTTAAAAGCAGAAGCGATGTTTTGCTACACGCTTGAACTTGTTCCACCGCAAAGGTTGCTAGTTGAACTTGATCACAATTTCCACCTCTTCGCGCTTAATCGTTTTCGCCGCTGATATCGAGAGCTCTTCGCGCTTCTTCCTCGTCTTTGTCGTCGTTGCAGCCATCACCTTCCGCTTGGACGTGCTATTCCGATTATTCATATCCTTTTCAATGGCTGCATAATTGGTCTCGATATATTCAATCACTTTATTGTCAAAAGCCCACTTGAAAAAGTTCAATTGACCGAGAGTGGTTTGAATATGTGTTTCGCCTTTATATGGGATGCTAATTCGCTCCCAGCGGCAAAAAGGGTCAAAATTTTTCTTACTGTAAGAGCGTAACTTGAGCTTATAGTCGGTGTAAACTTTGAAGCGGTTGCCACTAGGTAAATCATAGACTGTATAATACTTTTTCGCATAGTTTGTCGTGAACCAGTCCACAATACGCAGTGAAATATTTACATCGCCATTGATAATCTGTAGCATTCGGTCGAGATTATCGTTCTCTTTATAGTAAGTAATGAGGTTGTTCAAAAGTAAGGTTTTTTGTGAGGAATAGGTTTGACTCATTTCTTTTTAACAAAATAATACAAATACTTTTAAGTCTTTATTATTGAAAAAATATTTAACCACTTTTTTGTGGCGTTAAGAAATTCATTTGATTTTCAATATCTTGCACATAATTATTATTGGGCATAAAAGGATTCTGCGTGGCTTGACCGACTAAATATCTCTCATTTATTTTTGAATTGGCTTCCTCGCGCTTCGTACTGACTTGCCGGAAGCCATCCGGCACTATACGCTGCTCTTCATACTCAGGCGCTTGCTGCTCCGCTTGCTGCTCCGCTTGCTGCACTATTTGTTCTTTCGTCAAAGCCGGTATTTTATAAGAGCGTTCACATCTCTCGTCGCCTTTCCGCCAAACGAGTTCTTCATAGGCTGGCGCTGACGCTTGCATACCCGCTGACGCTTGCATACCCGCTGACGCTTGCATACCCGCTGACGCTTGCATACCCGCTGACGCTTGCATACCCGCTGACGCTTGCATATATACTATAGCTTTCGAATCTTTAATTTCTTTGTAAACGTGAATTTTTCGGCATCAATCACTCGCCGCTGTAAATTACATTTCAAACAAGCAATACACGTATTTTCTCTCGTATGGCCAAGTGAATTGTCAATGCGATCCAATGTCCACTGCATAGGTTCACGCACATTCTTATAAAGCACCAGAATCGGTTTCGCACAATAGCCACACGTCAGTTGACTACTCACCAATTTTTCTAACACATCTTCGATATTGATTAAGGTCACTTGGTTATGTATCTCTTTTTTCACATCTTGACCTTTATACCCTTGTATTTTATGGGTTAATTCACTCATAATGAGAGATGCATTGGGTTCTACATAATCGACGCCAATAATATATAATTTGCGTAACATATCCATTTGGTAAGAATGGGTTAATTCAGAATCATTTATGTCGATCATATGTTTTCGCACTGCTTTATACGTCTCGTTGCCAATTTCATTCATTCTATCGATATTATGTTTACCAGTTATTTTGACTGCACGCATTTTATATATAGTTTTATTTATATATATATAGTTTTTTACATTTTAAATTTATTCGAACAATAAAGAATCACAGCCGTAATGACAAACAAATTGATGGCCATATGATTATGTGTTTCGATGGTATCCCATTCATATTTACTGCCGATAATAATGTCCCAAATATCAATCCCATAATTTGTATTGTCATCCATATGATGCTGTCGGTGTGTCAGTGGCGATACGATATTGTAATTTATATTATGAACCGTAGCATAAAAAAAAGCCCAGAGTAGAATAACACGGTTATCGATTAATTCCAAAAAATATTTAATTAGAATGATTAAGCCACCTTGCGAGACGATATTATTAATAAATTCCAATGCAATATTTTTATAACTTTTATTGATATCACTATCGTGGTGTGTTTTGGCGTGAAATTCGCCGAAATCAATTATTTTTATTGCGAACCAATTAAAATACTTATTACGGGTGAAAATATTATCAAAGGTTTTGTATAATTCCGAGACTTTCGTATTCATATAATGCGAAACGAGATGAATGAAATAGCCATAAAAAGTAATAAATACAATAGAAAAAAAAGCTAAATATACATTACTCTTATTATGCTGACACCGAGTAAAAGAATAGACACATACTATTATCGCAATATAAAAAATATAATTTTGTTTGACACTTTTGAAGATTGCATTTACTTGGGTGTGAGTTTCAATCTTCTTCTTTATATTTTTACATTTTCTACAAATTTTATCTCTCTTACATTTTTTACACCCTTCGCGTGGTAATCTATTGTATTTGTCTTTATCGATTAATCGAACGATAGAGTCAATTAGTTTTTTTTCTTGCTTAGTAAGTTTCTCAATTAAATATTCTAGCATTATAGTATTGTGTATAGTATAGTAATTATAGGTTTAAATTTCTAATATTTAGCACATAACCTTATATATAATGCTAAATAGGGCGCAAAAAACAAAAATTATTGATTATTTGGAAAAATTATGTGAAACATCACGAATCTCTAAAAAAACACTAGGAAATACAATCAGGTCTTATCATGTGAGTTGTCCATTTGTGGTCCTCATATTGCTATTTTATGGAACACAGCTTTGTGTGACTATTTCGGCAATCAATTTAATCATTGTATTCGGTATGTTTGTTATAACCAATGGCTGTTTATTGACGATGTTGGAGCATCGATTATGTGGTGATGAATTTACCATTGCCGACCCTTTTATCGAAACGTTAGGTATCGAATTGAACAGCAAAAATCGCGTTAATATTTCGTATTGCATTGCGATTAGTTATTTGCTTTTTTTCTTTTTGGTTTATTATTACCGGTTTATTTTCAAGAAAAAAATAAGTGCGGTCATAAATCATATAAATCCCATAAATCCCATAAATTCCATAAATCCCATAAATCCTATAAATATAAATAATATCTTATCTTAAAACAAGTTAAAATTATGCCAACATAGTAATATATAAAGAATGACAGCCGAAATGGATTTAAACATTAAATATAAGGGTGTTTTTTTAAATAGTTTTGATAATAATTATGAAACAACAAAGGTAGCCAACATAAATACCTTTTTAGAAAAAGAATCTATTAACAATAAAACCGAATCGTGGAATAAATTAGACAAAACCGGTAAAATTAAACTTTTAAACAATTATGTAGATGATATTACGGCGCTACACAATCTCTCGCCGACGGATGTCTCGGCATTGAAACATTATCTCGTTGATAGCTTAGACAAGAAGAAATTGCAACATGTGAAAGACGTGCAATGTGATAAGGTGACTGGTAAAATTATTGCCATTCCCACACTACACTTTAATGCGTTGACCAAAAAGTTTACTTTAAAACGTGCCGAAAAACGAGTATCCACGTTAAAATCACTTGGTAAGGGGAAGAAAGCAGTCACGCCTACCAATATAAAATAGAATCAATATAAAATAGAATCAATATAAAATAGAATCAATATAAAATAGAATCAATATAAAATTGATATAGAAATTTGATTTGTATTTAAAGTAATACATATCAAAATACCAAAATGCTAAGTCTGGAAGACCAAAATGATTTATTCGAATCTCTCGTCATATTGGTTCAAGACTATATCTATTTAAATAGTAAACAATATATCCAACCGACATTTCATTCCAATGCAGTGAAAGATATTACACAGGCTGTCGCACAGACGTTACAAGCAATCGAGATTGATATGTCGGATTTCATTGCAACTGAGACTGAACGTGCTATGTCTTTATTCTACAAACATATTGCGCCTCCACGCTCAAGCGGCAATACATTTATTCGAATTAAACCGAATTTAAATAAACTACGGGGGAAAATAGCTTACTTACAGAATGTGCCACAACCCGAGCAGCGCACACCAGAATGGTATGAATTTCGCTATAACCATTTGACCGCCAGTAATATCTGGAAAGTGTTTATTAGTGACAGCACTCGTAATCAACTTATTTATGAAAAATGTCAGCCGTTAAATACGGATAAATTTGGCGGCGGTGTATCTCTCGAGTCGCCGATGCATTGGGGGCAGAAATATGAACCGCTTTCAGTGATGCTCTATGAAGAAATCTATAAAAACAAAGTCAGTGATTTTGGTTGTATTCCACACAAGACCTTAGAATTTCTAGCTGCTTCGCCGGATGGAATAGTAACGGATGAAACTTCTTTGCGCTATGGACGGATGCTCGAAATAAAAAATATCGTGAACCGTGAAATAACCGGTTTACCCAAAATGGAGTATTGGGTGCAAATGCAGCTGCAAATGGAAGTATGTGAATTGAATGAATGTGATTTTCTGGAAACACGGTTTACCGAATATCCCGAAAAGGAAGATTTTGATGCGGATGCAACAGCAGAATACAAAGGGTTAATGATGCTCTTTATGTCGAGTAGTGGAAAACCGATCTACGAATATGCGCCGCTGGTGTGTGATGGCGATGCGTGGCAAGACGAAATGATGGAAAAAAATAGCACATTGACGTGGATCAAAAACATTTACTGGAAACTAGATCAAATCAGCTGTGTGCTTGTTTTACGCAATAAATTATGGTTTGCAGCGGTCATTCCACAACTGCGAGAGATTTGGGATACGATTGAGAAAGAAAAACAAACGGGTTACAGCCATCGTTTGCCGAAAAAAGCTGGCATAAAGGTTAAAAAAGTATATACAAATGCGGATGATTTGAATATGCAGATGCAATGCTTTATCAATACAGATAATTTATAAGCATAAATTTATAAGAATATCGATTTATATATATTATCTTATATATATGAATATAATTCATTTATTTTTAACAGTTATTATTGGTGTCGTTGCTGGAATTATAGGTGGTGCGCTTGGCATTGCTACATCTTTTATAATGTTACCTGCGATTATGCTGTTTAATATTATTCCCGACTATAAAATGGCAGTAGGTACCGTTTTATTAGCTATATTGCCACCAATATCCATATTGGCGGTAGTGGATTATTATAAACGGAAAAAGATCGATATACCCATTGCGATTATTCTGTGTATATCTTATTTTATTGCAGCCAAGTATGGAGCGGGTATTAATAAACACTATAGTAGTAAAATTCTTAAATATTGGACGGCTGCAATACTATTTCTGGGTGGGTTCTATTTTTTATGGTCAGGTTATTATGATAAGCTTTAGCATACTTTAGCGTACTTTAGCATACTTTAGCAAATGACACTTTAGTAAAAATTAACTCGACGATGCGATGAATCATTTAAATCTAGTGGCACTAAATCGACTTTGCCAGTTTGATCGAAAAGTGGTTTATCTGGCGTGTAAAGTTCTTTCTCTATTTGATCTTTATAGATATGCTCATTTACATCTTTATAATTCATTTGCACAACTTCATTGGCGGGTAGAATGAAAGTATTCTCTTCCACTAAAGGTAAGCGATCAACAACTAATTGATCACGCTGAAAGCGTTGTGCATTGGCATTGGTATTCGCATCCGCATTGAGATAGGCATTTTGATTGGCAATCGCATTCGCATTCAATTCGGCACTATTTACTGTTTTTTTCATATAAAGTGGTTTAACTGCTTTCGGCTTACTCAATGCACAAATAAGATAAATGACAATGGCCAGAATTATAATGCATACCGTATATTTAATAACGTTTTTTTGCATTTCTCTATATATTATAGATAACAATTTAAACTTTGGTCATTCTATTTTATTAATAGAATGACAAGCATCGCGGCAAGTGCAACCGTGACAAGCATCGCGGCAAGTGCAACCGCGACAAGTGCAACCGCAACAAGCCCAACAGTGGCAAGTGTTATGCAAACCGACGAAGAGCTTTATATTACAAAGAGAGATGGATCAATGGAGGTTGTTTCATTTGACAAGATTTTGAAAAGAGTGAAAGCACTAGGCTCAGGTATTGGTGTTGAAAGTAAATTAAATGTCAATTACAGTCAACTCGTAATGAAAGTTGTGGATCAACTTTATAATAATATGCCGACCTATGTCATCGACGAATTAACAGCGGAGCAGTGCGCTTCCTTAATTACTAAACATCCCGATTACGGCATTTTAGCAAGCCGTATTATTGTCTCCAACAATCACAAAAATACTTTATCTGAATTTGCGCAAGCGATGGATATTTTATATCATTTCAAGGATGTTCACGGCGTGCATAGTCCGCTTATTCATAAAGACGTCTGGGAAATTAGTCAACAACACTCCGCTTTTTTTCAATCCATTATAGATTATTCGAGAGATTATCTCTTGGATTATTTCGGATTTAAAACCTTAGAGCGGGCCTATTTAATGAAAGTTGGGAAAAAAATTATTGAGCGGCCGCAGCATATGTGGTTACGTGTCGCACTCGGCATTCACGGTGGTGATCTTTTGCGAGTGGCAAAAACGTATGAGTTACTCTCACAAAAATATTTTACGCACGCCACGCCAACACTCTTTAATGCCGGCACCAATCACCCACAACTGAGCTCGTGTTATCTGATTGGAATGGAAGACGACAGTGTTGATGGTATTTACAATACATTGAAAGATTGTGCGAAAATATCCAAATGGGCGGGCGGTATTGGGTTACACGTGCATAATATTCGAGCAGCGGGTACACATATTAATGGCACGAACGGGGTGAGTAATGGTCTAGCGCCGATGCTACGTGTCTTCAATACGACCGCACGCTATATTGATCAAGGCGGCGGCCGTCGCAGTGGCAGTTTTGCGATCTATCTCGAACCTTGGCACGCCGATATTGAAGTTTTTCTGGATATGCGGAAAAACCACGGCGACGAAGAAATGCGGGCACGTGATTTGTTTTATGGGCTCTGGGTACCTGACCTCTTTATGGAGAAGGTCAAAAAAGATGAAGAGTGGGCTTTATTCTGTCCACATAAGTGCCCCGGCTTGGCGGATTGCTATGGCAATGATTTTAATAAGCTCTATGAAAAATATAAAGCGGAAGGCAAAGCCAACAAGATGATTAAAGCACGCACATTGTGGCTGAAAATTCTGGATAGTCAAATGGAAACAGGCACACCTTATTTACTTTATAAAGATCCGGCGAATAAAAAAAGCAATCAGCAAAATCTTGGCACGATAAAGTCGTCAAATCTTTGTGTTGCACCCGAGACTCAAATTTTAACTGAGGGCGGTTATTTTGAAATTAAATCGTTAGAAGGCAAAACTGTAAAGGTATGGAATGGGGAAGAATTTAGTGAGACGATTGTTCAAAAAACAGGCACAGATCAAGAATTAATCACTGTTGAAACAAGTGATGGCTGCATTTTAGATTGCACACCTTATCACAAATTTTATTTACAAGATGGCTCAACAATTGAAGCACAAGAATTAAAAGAAAAAGATACACTAATACAATGTGCTTATCCTGTGATCGAAGGCACTCAACCGTATCCATTTTCGCTCGAATTTGTCCCCATAAATGGTTCAATAAAAACGAAGATGGAGTGGTTATCTTACTATTACAATACAGATTTAAAGAATACGATTCTTCTCGAAGAAAAATTGTATATATCGCATACCAATCGAAACTATTTGTTTCAAATAAAATTAATGCTTCAAACGTGCGGTATCAATTCAAAGTTGGATACTCAAAATCTTACATTGAATAGTTCGGTTAATCCATTACTCAATTTGGGATTTAAATCTTTGCGAATAAATATAACAATACGTAGCGAAGAAACGGGACTAATTGAGCGTGAGATTGTTTCTATTAAAAAAATAACAAAGACGGGACGAATCGCAGATACCTATTGTTTTAATGAGCCCAAAAAACACGCTGGAATTTTCAATGGAATAATAACATCACAGTGCACAGAAATTATCGAATACAGCGACGCCGAGCAGACCGCCGTCTGTAATTTGGCGAGTATAGGATTACCCAAGTTTGTCACCAGAGAAAAAACATTTGATTACACGAAACTCCACGAAGTCACCAAAGTGGTCACCTATAATTTGAATCGGATTATTGATGTGAATTTCTATCCGACAGACAAAACACGTGTGAGTAATTTATTGCATCGGCCCATTGGTATTGGGGTGCAAGGGTTGGCGGATGTCTTTGCTCTTATGGATATCGCTTTTACGAGTCAAGAAGCTCGTGTTGTAAACAAATTGATATTTGAGACGATTTATCACGCTTCGTTAGAATGTTCGATGGAAATGGCGCAAGCTCGTAGTGCAAATATGCAAGACTTGGCCAAAGCATCCACCAAACTCTTTCAAAAGGTGGATGTACCCAACTTAGCCCTCTTTGATAAAGTCGACTGGGTCAGTCGGGACTATATTGAAGGTGTTATGGCTGATGCGTTGGTAAAAGAATTATTGCCTATTCCCGCCGAGCTCTATGAGTTAGATGGCACACAAATGGGTGCGTATAGTTCGTTTGCTGGTAGTCCTGCCAGTAAAGGCCAGCTGCAGTTTGATTTGTGGGGAGTGACGCCGGATAGCGGGCGCTATGATTGGGCCGCTTTGAGAGAACAAATCAAGTGTTATGGTTTACGCAACTCTTTGCTCGTGGCACCGATGCCGACTGCATCCACTTCACAAATTCTTGGTAACAATGAATGTTTCGAGCCTTTTACAAGTAATCTGTATTCCCGCCGAACGAATGCGGGTGAATTTGTTTTACCGAATAAATATTTATTAGGAGAATTAATTGATATGGGGCTGTGGAATGAAGCATTAAAAGATAATATCATTTTGAATAAAGGTAGTGTACAACAACTGACTGGTGTCTCAGACCATTTGAAAGAAAAGTATAAGACGGTCTGGGAAATACCGATGAAACATTTGATTGATATGGCAGCGGACCGTGCACCGTATATTTGCCAATCGCAAAGTTTAAATCTCTGGGTAGAAGACCCTGATTATAAATCGTTGACTGCGATGCATTTTTATGCGTGGCAAGCGGGATTAAAGACAGGGATCTATTATCTTAGGCGGAAAGCGAAACACCAAGCACAGCAGTTTACAATTAGGCCACAAGAACAGCAGGGACAGCAGCAACCGGAAGATTGCTTGATGTGCTCCTCATAGGGGGCAAGCCCCCTAAAACCCCCATTGAGGGTTGGGCGGACGCAAAGGGTAGATTCAATAGATGGATGTAAAAAATAATGTATTCACCCTTTGCATCCACCCTTTGCGTCCGCCCTTTGCATCCACCCTTTGCGTCCGCCCTTTGTATCCACCATTTGCATCCACCATTTGCATCCACCCTTTGTATCCACCATTTGCGTCCGCCCAACCCGTAACGGGGGTCCGGGGGTGTCCCCCGCTATAGGCAGTAAGTTGAATACAAGCTCCGAAACACCAATTTTACATCATTATCTGATGCAATATCATACTGATAATTAAGCATGATATAGCAACGCAAACAAATCATCACATCGGCAATGGCATTATGCGTGCCTCGTGGTTTTCGGCAGAACAGTTGTGTATGGAGCTCCGCTAAGGTCGGATACTTATAATTTGTATATAGTTCGCCTGTTTTTTTATTGATGGCCGGCAACTTGCAAAGCTCGATTGTGCGTTTCATTGTGCAGTATTCAGGAATCGGTAAGCCGCTAGTTTGATATAAACAGCTTTTCATTTTATTTCGAAACAGTTCCACCATCAGCATCCGCTTGTCGAAGATGAGATTGTGGGCGACAATAATATCCGCCTCACTCATATGCTCAGCTAGATTGGCCAGCGCAACCCGAATATCAATACCCTCGTCTAAGCTTCGCTCACGTGTAATTTTATGAATGGCAATACTTTCCGGCGAAATATGGACTGACGCATCAAGTTGAATAATACTGTCAGAGTATTCGAGTATTTCTTTCGTCTCTGTATCAAAGACGATAAAACCGAGCTGAATAATATATGGCCATTTAGATGAATCTTTTAGCGCTGCATTTTGGTCGACAGGCAAACCAGTCGTTTCGGTATCAAAGACTAGAACCTTCATTTTCTTGGTGTTTTATTTTGAATTATAATACTTTCGGTTAATTGATTTCAATTTTTTATTAAAAATTTTTGAGTCCAAACAATTTTTTATTAAACATTTTTGAGTCCAAACAATTTTTTATTAAAAATTTTTGAGTCCAAACAATTTTTTATTAAACATTTTTGAGTCCAAACAATTTTTTATTAAACATTTTTGAGTCCAAACAATTTTTTATTAAACATTTTATTTGTTTTTGTGTTTAACGAAATGCAAAAATAGTATAATTAATATATAAGATGGGTGTCGCTAACTCAAAACGCAAATATTCAAGTGGGCCGGTTTATAGCACTGACTTTAATACAGAAGCAGATAAACCTCCCGAGGAAGGCGACGCAGCGGCAGATGCAGAAGCCGCACCTTCCGCTGCGGATTTATCGAAGAAAGAAGTGAAAAAATGGAAAGGTTTTATGAATGATATTGTTAATTTGAAAGAAGCCAAAAATGCAATGAAAGATTTAGAATTGGACGAAAATGTGAAGAAAAAAAACAAAGCGGACCCACTCTATGCAAAGGGCATTATTTTGACACCCGACATTATAAAAAAATTTGCGAACGCAGACAAAGAATTTTTACCCGATGTAATACTTTATTTAACTACTGGCTTACCAGTTAAATTAGATATCGCTGCCGCCGAAGCTTTGACAGAACCGAATGCAAAAAAACCAGATGACCCGAAAAAATTAAAAAAGGATACGGCATTTGATGCAGTCAAACCGATCTATGATTCTATAGTTGAAGCCGCCCGTATAGCAAAAAAACACGCAGTCTTTCGTAAAATTATTACAGAATTTGTGGCGGATGCAAAGACTTTTTATAAAGAGATGAAAGGGAAAAATATAGAGGTTGCTAGAGATTCTATAAAAAAAGGCGATAATGCAGCGGAAGCAGTCAAAACGGCAAAAGCAGATATTAAAGCAAAAGAGAAGGGACCAGAAGAGCCACCGGCACCGGCACCAGCGGGCGGAGCAGTGCCAATAGAAATACAGTCGGGTGGAAACGCAGATAGCGGTAGCATAAGCGATGCAGATGGCGGAAGCTATAATGGAAGCGAAGGCGAGAGCTATAATGGAAGCGACGGAACTAGCTATGGTGGATACAGCAGTGATAGTGATATGGGTGGTGGCGCTATGTTTGATGAAGATAGCTCTGCTGAAGGCAGCATAGGTGGAGAAAATGACTCTATCAGTGGTGGTCGAAATTGGTATGGAACACGAACTGCCGAAGAATTGCAGGCAGCGAAAAAAAAAGATGATTACAAAAAATTTAAAAAGGAAGCCAAGGGCGATTTTAAAGAAAAGATGAAAAAATTCTTCGATGACAATGAAGCGATGGCGAAATTTATGGATGCAAATGAAGCATCTTTATTACAAATGGTTTATTTTGGGAATGTCCCAGGCAAATGGTTAGATAAAGGCCCAACCGGTATTCAAGGGAAAACAGCAGTTAATGCGGCATTAGTTGATGCAATCAATGCATATACACCCAAAGAAGATAAACCAGCGGATGGTGCAAAACCGGCGGATGGAGCAGAAAAGAAAGAAGATGGAGCAGAAAAGAAAGAAGATGGAGCAGAAAAGAAAGAAGATGGAGCAGCACCCAAACAAGATGTATCTGGCGATCATACAGATGCACCGGTGGAAACAGACAAACTCCCAGAAGGCGGTAGTATAGAGCAAACAGCAGGGCAAACCGCAATTCAAGTGCCAATAGCGCAAGGCGGTGGCGGCAGCAAAAAGGTCGATAAGAAAAAGAAAAAGAAAAAGAAAAACCCACGGCAAATAAACATCAGTATTAATGTGGGGAATAAAAATATAATTGCAAGCGATAGCAGTTCAAGCGATAGCAGTTCAAGCGATAGCAGTTCATCATGCGATAGCAGTTCATCAAGCGATAGTAGTTCAAGCGACAGCAGTTCATCGGATGACGATGAAGATCGAATTAAAAAATACGTAGTAAATAAACGTAGCAAATCTAAAAAACATAAAAAAGCGCGTCAAAGTAAAAATTGAAAATTGCTGACGTTTTCCGTTCACACCTGTCAAGTTTAAAGTTTAGGAATTATAAACTTGACATATATATAAAAATAAAATGATAAATGACAATGTTATTATTCTGCCTGAAGTCAGTCAGTATTTTGCTTGCGACTTAACTTCATCTGAACTCGAATGGTTGAGAAAAAAACATATTTATAAATATTTGATTGAACCAATGCCAACAACTTCAATCGATTTTTTAAAAATATACAATCAAACCGATGAGTGTATACCCGAATATGATATGCAAAATAGTTTCATACTTTTAAGAAAACTAAACAGTAAAATTGCCATATTGCAATCGCAAAATATGGATTTAGAGCAACACTTGAAAAAATATACTAACGGCGAAAACCATAAACGCTATTATGAGAAGAACAAAGAAAAAATTAAGGAAACAGGTGCTTCTTATTTACAAAAACTAAAAGCCGAGAACCCTGAGAAAATAAAAGAATATAGTCATCGAGCTTATCTTAATCAAAAAAAGAAAAAACTCGAGAAAATAGCCGCAGAGGCCGAAAAACACAACCTTTGAAAAAGTGCCGCACCAAACAACCTTTGGGAAAGGTTGAACCAAATCTATACCAAGTTCTACCCTTTTATCTGGGGTGGGGGCTTTTCCCCTAACGGGGGTCCGGGGGTGCGAACCCCCGACAGATACCAAACGTCCGCCGATGCCACTGTGTTATTCCATACTGTTTAATCCCATCCATATGTTTTTTAGTGCCATAACCTTTGTTTTTCAAAAGGTCATAGCGTGTAATGAGGTCGGGTTCGGCGGCACACAGTTCGGCAATATAATCATCACGCGCGACCTTGGCGAGAATCGACGCAGCCGCAATGCACGAGTAGGTATTGTCACCACCTTCAATGCAGACGTGTGCTAATTTCTCTCCACTTTCATTCAATAAAGGTGTAAAATCATTCCCATCCACTAAAAGTAAGATGTTTTTCTTATCGTCTTGCTTCTCTAAAACCGCTTGAATGGCTTGATGCATCGCTTTATGTGTCGCCCGACGAATATTCAGTTGATCAATCTCTCGTTCATCGGCCCACCCAACGGCCCAAGCAATCGCATTGGCTTTAATATACGCAGCAACTTCCTTGATTTTCTTTTCACTATGAAATTTTTTGCTATCTTTCATCAATTCGTGCTTGAAGGCATCCATGCTTTTAGGTAAAATGACTGCGCCGGTATAAACGCGCCCGAACATAGGACCCCGTCCGGCTTCATCGACACCAATTTCTTTGACATCATTATCTTCGCAATAAGCAGGTTTCAAGCAGGATGCGGGACTCAAGCAATTGGCGGGACTCAAGCAATTGGCGGGACTCAAGCAATTGGCGGGACTCAAGCAATTGGCGGGACTCAAGCAGGATGCAGCCATTCTTTTATTTTTAATACAATTATCTATGTAAATCGTTTCAATTTATTATATTATTTTTTCCTTTGAGTTTATATATAAATGAAATCATTTGGTACAATGATTAAAAATGGATTATATAAATTCGCCAAATTATTGAAATTGAAGCCGAACCACTTATATGTTATTTTAGGCTTAATAGTGGTTATCTTATTGGCGCTAGGTTTAGGCAGACGCCGTGAAGGTTTTGATTCGATGCGAAATGCAAATAGCGCAATACCTCAAATTGTGGATAATTTGAATGCAGCAATTAATAATATGAGGTGGCCGAATGACGCAGATAAGACCACTTTTAAAACCAATGTGAATTATTTCTTTGATAAAAAAATGCGTTATTTAGTTGCAGGTGGCGTTGATTTAAAAACATATGATTTAAATAACAATAATCAAATCTTTGAATTAAATCCTTCCTTACTAGGAACCAAAGATGCCTCGGGGGATTTGGTGCCAAGATATGTGGATGATATAACATCCCCACCACCCACCCCTCAATTTTTACAAGAATACACACTGACCGATATAAAAAGTTCGATTACACAAGCGCAAGTAGATGTTTTGCGCACACAAATAACCAATCGTATCAATAATTTTTCATCAGTGGACCCGAATGGACAGAAAGACCTACACGATACATTTAGTGCCTTGCGCACTTTTGCAGATGAATTAGGTGCATTTATACTACAAAATCCCAGTGTGAATGGCGCGCCGAGTTTTGCAAATATTTTAGGCCAAGGTACTCTTTCCTTTGCAAATGAAGGGAATGATAGAAATAGATATAGAGATATTAGTTATAATTATGTGCCGATAGATCCTAGTTATAATACTTATGACACTGACATAGAACGCGGTACCTATAACAAACAGTATTCGGATGAAAATTACCGTTACAGTGACTGGAGTGGCTACAATAACGGCGGTGGTGGCGGCTACATAACTGGTGGCGGTATGGGCGGTGGCGGTGGCTACTACACTACTGGTGGTATGGGCGGCGGTGGTGGCTACACTACTAGCACTACTTCGATGTGGGGTAATGCCGGCGCCGGTTCAGCAACAAATCCAAGTCCAAGTGCCAGTAATTTAAGCGCAAGTGCGAGAAATCTAAGAGTAAATCCGGGGGTAGGCGGTGCAGGCCCAAGTGGCAGTACACTAGGTGCAGGTGCAAGCAGAGCAGGTGCAAGCAGAGCAGGTGCAAGCAGAGCAGGTGCAGGTGCAAGCAGAGCAGGCGGAGCAGGTACAGGCACAATGAGCGTTACTAAAGCAAATATTCCGCCAGGCAGCGAAGATTTGTATATGCTGAAAACACAAGTGACGCCACCATCAAACCCACCCGGTGGCGCTACAAGTGATGATAAAAATCCTAGCCCTTGCACATCGCAAACGTGTGGTAATCCAGCACCAGTTCCACCCTGCCCACCGTGCGAACGCTGCCCTGAACCCGCATTCGATTGTAAAAAAGTTCCCAATTACAATAGTGCTTCAATAAATCAATATTTACCACAACCGGTGTTGGCTGATTTTAGCCAATTTGGTATGTAGGCACATACCTTTGAGAAAGGTATCACCAAATCACATACCTTTGAGAAAGGTATCGCCAAACACTTTTCAAAAAAGTGCAGCAAAACAATACCTTTGGGAAAGGTATCGCCAAACACTTTTCAAAAAAGTGCAGCAAAACAATACCTTTAAAAAAGGTATCACCAAACACTTTTCAAAAAAGTGCAGCAAAACAATACCTTTAAAAAAGGTATCGCAAAATCCTTCGTTAATATATTGTTAAAATTTTTTAGCAATATATTGAAATAATCTGTTTTGGCGATACCTTTTCTAAAGGTATTATATAGATGGTTGTTCGTATAAAAAAATCCGCACGTCATAAACGTCGTTTCCCCAAAAAACATACAAAAAAATATAATTTGCGGGGCGGTTTAGGCGATGAAGTTATAACATTATTAAAAATTCTTAGTAAAATTATCACTTGGGGGTCTTTAGGTCTTATTACTTATTGTACGGCAATGCCTTTAATAGAAGTTATTTCTGGCTTGTTAGCTTCGGCTGGCCTCAATACTATGACTACAGCTTTTTATAATTTAATCTGGGTCAATTTATCCAGCACAATGACAAGCTTGTATACTGCCGCAGATTTAGCCGGCGCGGCTGCGGTGCACGGGGCGAATGTAATGGCAAACACTGCTAATCTCTGTGCCACAGTACACGCAACAGTGCGTTTAGCAAATCCTATCTATTATTTTGCTTTAAGCGGCATACAACATTTCATTGAAATAATGAAAAATCCTTTACAAGCTAATCAAACGATACAAACTTTTTTAAATGAACAAAATGGGATCATAAGCAAATTTTTGGGCGATTATCTGAGCTTACTTCATAATGCACGTAGAGGCGTTGAAGTAATACAAGAAAACACGGTTAAAATGTATGAAAAATTGACAGTATTGATGTCTCAACTCAGTGATACATTTGAAGAAGCTTTGCCAAAACCTAGCGAAGCTGAAAAAGAGGCACAAAAATCAAATCTAAAAGTGTTAGAGAATTGCGAAGAGTTTGTTTTTCAAATATTATTAGTTGGGGCGAAAGGTCTCAGTGGTGCTTATGGCGTCGGTTCTAGACTCACACCTAAAGCTTTTGAAGCTTTTGAAGCTGTTGGGTCGTGTGCGATTGGAGCGAAAAAATATGCCGAAAAATGGATTAATTATTTTGTAAAAAAATGTGGAGATACAGCTCAATATATAAAACCAAAACCCCAAAAACGAGGAAGAACGCCTTCGCCTGGGCGGACACCTTCGCCTTCACCGAAAACAATGGCTGATTTGGCTACCGAAATGATGACGATGACAAGGGTTGATAAAAAAGAAGCAAGCCAATATGAAAAAGAAGCAAGCCAATATGAAAAAGAAGCAAGCCAATATGAAGCAAGCCAATATGAAGAAGAAGCAAGCCAATATGAAGAAGAAGCAAGCCAATATGAAGATGCAGAACCACCCAATGAAGATGCAGAACCACCCAATGAAGTAGTTGTTTCAATGATTAGAAGAATTTCACCTCAACCGGAAGCAGTAGCTGCAATGCTTAGAACAATTTCACCTGAACCGGAAGAAAAAATACGAGAAATGGTCAGTGAATTTGATGCGTGCCCACATGGAGCATCCGCCCCCCCTGATTTTGTCGAAGGCGAACGGCGTATTGCTGTACCCAATCGTCTTCGCTTTAGTTTAGATAATGGCGCTCCAGTCAATCATAGCGCTTTTCAAGCGGCTATGATAGCACAATCACCTGAACCATCTGGATATGAAGATAAACATCCTAAAAAGACAAAAATAGAAGGTGGTCGAAAAACACGCAAAAAAAGATATAGAAAACGGCGAGGGACTCGTAAACTATAAACTCGTAAACTATAAACTCGTAAACTATAAACTCGTAAACTATAAACTCGTAAACTATAAACTCGTAAACTATAAACTCGTAAACTAT